GCCTATCGTATGGGGCTGGAAGATGCGGCTACTGTCATGGACCACCGCGCATATGGTTGCAGAATTACTGTAGGGATGGACCCACAAGGGCAGTGTGAGGGTGGGGCAGAGGACATCCGCGCCATCCTCACACCCACAGACCTTGTGGAACGGGCAATGAAGGAGATGGACAATGAATGAATATACACCTGCCAGTTGGGTAGTAATTAAGATCGACGGAGATGACCCCCATTATCGTGTACTTGGTGGTTGGTCAGGCGGTTATTTGACAGGAGACTCTTGGAGACTTAATAGCGGTATCGTCAAGGCAGAATTTGATGGAGACTATTGGTGTTTCTATGGGTCTAGTGGTAGTTGCTACAAGTGTTACGTTGATAACTATGGTCTTAAAATGTCTAATGCACCTGTATACAACCAACTAAAAGAGAAATACGGTGATGACATAACACTATTAAAAGACCAAGAGTGGGTGCAAAAAGACTGGGACTGGTTGATAGATGAATGAAGAACTAAAACAAAAGCTTAGAGACATGAGTACATTAAGTGACTCTAGGACACCTAAGGATGCACTTAAGTATATTGAGTCTCTAGAAAGTGAACTATTTGAACTTAAGAACGCACCGATACAATTTTTACTAGATCATGGAAAGGGAGAATGATGACTGACTACACAACAACAAAAAACGTGGCTGAGAGTGTCACAAAAAACTATTCGGAATTGTTGAAAGGATTGAGCGTGGACACGGAAGCAGCTTGGAAGAAACTGTTTGAAGCCTCACTGGAGGAGACAGACAATGTACGCAGTAGACTGATTAGCCTTGTGGATTCCCTTGTAAAAACTGTGCTTGGAGAAGACTATGATGAGTATGTAACCTCTCTTGTCGTCAAAGAGCTTAAATGGTCTATAGAAAACTTTGAAGAGGGTAATGACCGTTGGGAGACACCTGATAACAGTGCTCATGATCTTGCCTCAATGTACCGTGCACTTGCATACCACATGGTTCCATCAGAATACAAAGAGTATGTTCAACAGCGTCGAGAGGTGAAGAACAATGAAGTTTAGTGAGAATAGGGTGGATGGTTTTAAGGTTGAATTTGAAGTACCTAGTTGCTACACAAGCGAAGAGGTCCTAGAAGAGTTTAAGAACTTCCTACGTGCGTGTGGCTATGTAATAGAGTATGATGATGTCTCACCTAAAGAGGAGTTCTATGAGTAGTAACCCACACCAACCTTGTCCATATGAAAGCTGTGGCTCAAGTGACGCATTTAACTGGGATGATGGTGGCTTCGGTTTCTGTCATGCCTGTAGTCAGTCCTATCCCCAGAAGGGTATGGGTAACACATTTGATTGGGTAGAAGATACATACCCTCTGCCAAAAAGGATAAACCCTATGACTGTAGAAATTGGAGGCTTTACGTATGACGGTATCCGTTCCATCTCACCTGACGTGTGTAAACTTTACGGTATTCAACTCCAAAAAGATACTGATGGTAATCCTGTACGGTATGCCTTTAAGTACCCTAGCAACGTAAAGTATCGTGGGTACGACGAAAAGAAGTTCTGGTCTAAGGACAAAGGTTCCTTGCTTGATCTGTTTGGTCCAGAGTTTAATGCAGGCACAAGTAAGCGTATCTACCTGACTGAGGGGGAGTTTGATGCAGCCTCTTTGTATGAAGTTCTTGGTCAGTCTTACCCCGTTAAGGGTATCCCCGGTGCAGGTATCGGTGAGAAGTTTATTAAGGCTAACCACGCATACCTAAACTCTTTCAGTGAGATCGTATACGCTGGGGAGTTAGATCAAGCAGGTAAGGGTGCTGCTGAGAAGCTCTTCGAGGTATTCCCAGAGAAGTTCTACTTTGTACCTATGACCAAACACAAGGACGCTAACGAGTTCCTTATGGCTGGTGATAGTGCAGACCTTAAGTGGGCAGCAGTTAAACCTCAGCGATACTCACCGGATAACTTCTTTTGTTCTGACCAAGACGTAGAGGATGCTATCCGTAAGGAGAACCCATACGAGTATGTACCCACAGGTCTTTCAGGTTGGGATGACAAACTACGGGGTCTGGTTAAAGGTGGCATTACTTTCATTAAAGCTAAGCGTGGACTAGGTAAGACAGAGCTTATTCGTTTCTTTGAGACAGCCATGCTTAAGGATGAGACATGTCGTATTGCTTTACTTCACGCAGAGGAGATGAAGTCTACAACCTATCGCGCTATGGCATCTTACGAGTTGGGTATTAACGTACGTACAAAGGATGATGCTAAGGCTAATGGTATCCCTGAGGATAAAGTTGTGGAGGCAGCTAAGAGGGCTACAAAGGGGGAGCGTACAATTATCTTTGAGATGCGTTCTCACGATGATCCTATGAAAATCCTTGAGTATATCCGACTAGCGGCCACTGTGTATGGTGCAGACTTTATCTTTATCGACCACATCCAACGACTTGCTTATCTCTCTCAGAGTGGTGTTGATGGTGCTACATCTATGCTCACTGCCCTAGGTTCACGTTCAGCCCAGCTTGCAAAAGAGTTGAACATTGGTGTCGTATTTATCAGTCAAACAAATGACGACGGGCGGACAAAATATGCATCAGCACTTGAGGAGGAGGCAATCATCTGTGTTAAGCTTGAACGTGATCTTGAGTCAGAGGATGAGGTAGAGCAAAACACTACAGAGTTCGTGATCGACAAGAACCGTCCATTCTCAAAGCTTGGCAGTGCTGGTACCGTCTACTACGATCCTGATACAACTCTATTGACGGAGTCTACCTAATGACTTAACATTAACTTTTTACAAGAGGAGATACAATGACAGCCTACATCTTTGACCTTGAGTCTGACGGTCTTCTCGACACTGTCACAAAGATACACTGTGTGTCTTATACTGAACCTAACGGCAAAGAGGTAAAGACTGCTACTACCAAAGAGGGCATAAAAGAGTTTCTTGATAAAGCCACAACACTCATAGGCCACAATATTATTCGCTATGATGTCGTAGTCCTTGAGAAGATACTTGGGGTTAAGATCAAGCACAAGCTCTATGACACATTACCAATGTCTTGGGTATTCAACCCCAGTAGAGCTAAGCATGGCCTTGATTCATTCTTTCCTGACTATGGTATTGAGAAACCTAAGATCACGGACTGGGAGAACCTTACCCTACCTGAGTATGTCAACCGCTGTGAAGAAGATGTTAAGATTAACCAAGCTTTGTGGTTAGACCTTACTAAACGTGCTAACTTTATCTACAAAGACAAGAAAGAGTTGGACAGGTTCTTACAGTATCTTACTTTCAAGATGAAGTGTGCAGCAAAACAAGAGGAGCTAAAATGGAAAATCGATAAAGACCTTGTCACAAAGTGTGTTGAGACCCTACGACAACAACAAGAAGAGAAGATCGAAGAGCTAACCAACGTCATGCCTTTACAAAAAGTTTACGCTAAGAGAGGTAAACCTAAGGTTATGGAGAAGAAGGATGGCTCTATGTCTGCTAACGCAGAGAAGTGGTTTGAGTTGTTAGAGTCAGAAGGGTTGCCAAAGGACCACAAAGGCCCTGTGAGTGTCCTTAAAGAGCTTAAGCAGGCTAACCCCAAGTCCTCTGATCAGGTTAAAGAGTGGTTGTTTAGTCTGGGTTGGGTTCCTTGTACCTTTGACTACAAAAAGAATGAGGATGGAACTGAGCGAACTGTACCTCAGGTACGTAAAGATGGGGAACTCACTAGATCAGTCAAGCTTCTTATCGATAAAGACCCTGCGGTAGAAGTTCTTGATGGTCTTACTGTTATTCAACACAGGTTGTCTATCTTTGAGGGTTTGCTTGATGCAGAGGTTGATGGCTATGTTAAGGCAGAGGTTGGGGGTCTTACAAACACCTTTAGGTTCAAACACAATAAGCCTTTGGTTAATCTCCCCGGTGTTGACAAGCCTTGGGGTAAAGAGATTAGAGGTTCCTTGATAGCCCCTGAGGGTTACGTATTGTGTGGCTCAGACATGGTCTCTCTTGAGTCAACAACTAAGCGTCACTTTATCTACCCCTATGACCCAGAGTATGTTGCAGAGATGTCACAAGAAGGTTTTGACGAGCACCTAGACCTAGCGGTTAAAGCGGGACATCTTAGCTCAGAGGACTACGACTTTTATACAAGATCAGATGAGGAGACAGTGAATGATGTAGCTAGGTTTAAGGGTATCAAGAAGGTACGTAAAAAGTTCAAGCCAGTAAATTACAGCGCAGTGTATGGTGTCAGGGAGCTTAAACTTTCTAGAACCACTGGCATGGGTAAAGCAGAGGCAAGAGATATGTTAGCTGCATACTGGAGACGCAACTGGGCGGTCAACAAGTTTGCTACTGATAGAGAGGCCGGGGTACGTACAATCGCAGGTCAGATGTGGATACAAAACCCAGTGAGTAAGTTCTGGCACCCGCTGAGGTTCAAGAAGGATATCTTTTCTACACTGAATCAAGGTACTGGTGTGTTCTGTTTTGACACTTGGATTGCCTTCTATTCTTCTCGTCGTCCGGATATCCTAGGGCAGTTTCATGACGAGACAATTAACCCCGTCAAGATCGGAAAGGAGGAAGATCATGAGGCTACACTTCGTTGGGCTATCGCCATGACAAACAAGAAACTCAAGCTTAACATTGACTTAGACATCGATGTACAATTTGGGTCTAACTATGCACAAATCCATTGACACATACAGTCAAAACGTGCGACAATTCAATTATGGTAAGGAGTAAGACATATGGGTTTCAATAAGAAGACTTGGGACAAAGACTATACTGGATCAAAAGGTCTACGGCAATTGTCCAGAGAAGATGCAGCACTAAAGGGGTACTCCTCTAAGAAAACTGTAAAGAAGACAAAAGAAAAGGAAAGCAAATAATGGCTACTCGTAAAGTAAAACTGACAGGTCTTGGGTATTGGGCTAAAGTGTTTGAGGATAACCGCGATCTGACAGGCTTTGAGGATGCACTTAAAGATGTTGGTGGGCAGACCACTATCGACATGGACCTTGATGGGGACATGATGGACAAGCTTCGTGCATCCAAGTCCATGAAGAAAGGTTCAGATAGTCTAGACAATGATGGCCTGACACGGGTTAAGTTTACTCGTAAGTGGGAAGAGAACTACGGGGGTGGTGCACCTAAGGTGGTTAAGTCAGATGGTTCTGTCTGGGACTTTGATGAAGACGGTCCTATCGGTAACGGTTCTGTGGTTGAAGTTATTTTGTCTGTGTACGATACCTCTCGTAAGTCTATCGTAGGTACACGACTTGATAAGGTTAAAGTGCTTGAGCACGTTAAGTACGAACCTGACGAAGACGACGAGGATGATCGACCTGCACCACCCAAACAAGATCGGCAACCAACATCGGCACCAAAGACAAAAGTTTTGCCTGTAGATGATCTTGAGGAGGACGAAATTCCTTTTTGATGTGAGGCACCAACAGTACCCCTGAGTGATCTTGGGGGTACTCCAACATAAAAAGGATGTGATATGAAGACTCTAGACCAACTAATACCAGACATCTACAAGGTTATCGAAGGTAACGGTGGGTGGGATGCGACAGTAACCAAGTTCTTATCTGAGGGTATCTCAGAGGTAGCAGAGCAACGGTTCACAGGTGAGCAGAAACCACGCAACTACCTTAGCCTATCATCTCTGGGTACACCATGTAAACGTAAGCTATGGTACAAGATTAACGAGACAGAAAAGTCTGAGAAACTGACAGCAGAGAGCTTAGGTACTTTCTTTTACGGAGATTTGCTTGAGGTTCTCGTTATTGCTCTTGCAAAGGCAGCAGGGCATAAAGTTGAGGGTGCTCAAGACAGAGTTGACGTGCATGGCATTAAGGGCCACATGGACTGCATCATCGACGGTGTGGTTGTGGATGTTAAGTCTGCTTCTAAGTACAGCTTTGAGAAGTTTAAGAAGCACGAGTTGAAAGAGAATGACCCTTTCGGTTATATCAGCCAGCTTAGTTCCTACCTTTACGCTTCAAAGAAAGATAAGAGGGTCATCAACAAACACGAGGCCTGCTTTCTTGTCGTCCAAAAAGATCGGTTCAAACTCTGTCTAGACCGCTACGATTTCACAGAAGAGCTTAAGAATAAAGGACAAGAGATTGAAGATATCAAAGCTATGGTTGCAGGTCCGATCCCAGTTGATAGGATTCCTCCTGTACCTCAATCTAAGACTTCACCTAATACTAAACTCGACATCCAGTGTCAATACTGTGAGTTTCGTAAACACTGCTATCCAGAGACCAGAACTTTTATATATTCTTCCGGACCTTTGCACCTTGTTGACGTGAAGAAAACCCCTAATGTACCGGAGGTAACATGACTTATCTTGCTACTTGGATGTACCTGTTGGGTATGTACCTTACTTACGAAGCGCCTTTAGATGCAGATGAAGCCTACCCAGAGTTAAGTTTCGCTGATTACCTAGCTCTGTTGTTCTGGCCCATCTCTCTACCAATCATCTTTATCTACGCTTTTTTGTTCTATGAGTAGGGCAAGGGCAGCTAAGCAGAAGGGTAGACTAGGGCAGCAGGAAATACGTGATGCTATCCTTGAGAAGTTCCCAGAGCTTGAACCTGATGATGTGAAGTCTACAACAATGGGTGACGGTGGGGAAGACATTCAACTTTCTCCAGCAGCACGTAAACTTCTACCAATCACCATTGAGGTTAAGCGTAGGAAGTCCGGGATGAAAACTGCTTACGATTATATTAACCAAGCTAAGGCCCACAAGAAGGGTGAGCCAGTTGTATTTTTTCGTGCAGATAGACAAGAGTGGATAACCATGATAAGCTTGGACCATTACTTAGACCTTATTAGGAGACCTAAATGAATTTTCTTAAGAAGCTTTTCAGAAAGAAACCTCCAGAGCTACCACCACTAAAACTCTGGGGTATCATAGAGGGACCATTTCACCGGGATGAAGTTGAAGGTGCATATGACGAAGAGTTAGAGTGGATGCTACTCATGAAGGTTTCAGTCGGAGATGAGGTAAAAGATTCAGAAGTCTGGTTTGAAACCTATGAAGAAGTCTACAAGATCAAGAAGTACTTTGATAAAAATATTGAGCCTATGGAGGTTAAGAGATGAAAGAGCAAGAACTAATCGATGAGATCATGGACTGGTTTGATTTCGGTAAAGTAGCTAAGGTTATGGAAACACTGGAGTGGAAGTGGGCTAATCTTGATATTGGTTTTTATATACCAGTTGAGTCTGAGATTAGAAATATTGCACGTAAAAATTTGACTAAAGCAGTTAAGTATGGAAAAGGTCAGGGTAGACGCTATGTGATATCTACAGGGGGATTTACTTACACGTACGACCCTCAAGACAGTGAGCTTACTTTAGATTTTAATGTTTGTAGCCACAGTGCATTCCCAAGACAGGATAACCTTTTTCAATGACACGCACAACAGTAGTATTTTCATGCGCTCACACATCACCTGAGGTAAATAATAAAAGGTTTGACTGGCTTGGTTCCTTTCTCTTTGACCTAAAACCTGACATGGTGATCGACCTTGGTGACGGTGCCGACATGAAGAGCCTCAATAGCTTTGACGAGCGATACCCTAAAGAGATTGTAAACAATAACTATGCTCGGGATATCAACCACTACAATGAGGCACAAGATCGTCTAAGACTTAAGTTCCGTAAGAACAAAAAGAAGAGACCTTACTGGGTTGGTATGGAAGGTAACCATGAAAATAGAATCAAAAAAGCTATTGCACATAACCCACGAATCGAGGGAAAAGAGTACGGGGTATCCTTCGGCCATCTTCAAACAGACCACTGGTTCGACGACTACCACGAGTACCACAATTCTGCCCCCGCCATCTCTGATTATGATGGTGTATCTTATGCTCATTACTTTGGTTCTGGTAACTACGGGACAGCTGTTTCTGGTGTTCACCATGCTTACTCCCTCCTCCAACTACGTAATCACAGCTCTACTTGTGGTCACAGCCATAAACGTGATGTTTACTTTAAAGACAGCGCACACCCTGTACCGATTATTGGCTTGGTCGCGGGCTGCTTCAAAGGCGGAGAAGAATCATGGGCGGGGCAGGCCAACCACGATTGGGCCCACGGGGTAGTTGTTAAACGTAACGTAAGTCAAGGACAGTATGATTTTGAGTGGGTTAGCATGAAAGCACTTGAGGACGCGTATGGAAACGGGTAGAAAGTGTAACAGGTGCCTTATAGAAAAGTCTTGGGACTCTTTTGCTGTTAACAGTTGTGGCCTAAACGGAAGAAAAAGCATTTGCAAAGTTTGCTCTAATAAAGCTGAGACAGAAAGAAATAAAAAAGGGAGGGAAGAAAACCCTGAAAAGTTCTACCTAGCAAGAAGGGAGAAGATGCTTAAATTTAACTACGGCCTTACATTCAAAGACTACGACGACATGTTAAAATCTCAAAATAGTTGCTGTGCTATATGTGAGACAGGTAGTAATAGGGTTGGTGATTACTTCTTTGTAGACCACTGTCACACCAATGGACACAACCGAGGTTTACTTTGTTATCACTGTAATACCCTTTTAGGTATGTGCTTTGATGACATTGAGATACTTAAAGCAGCTATTAAATATCTAGAAAAAGATAAGGATAAGAGTTAGAATGGATGAACCCAGAGAAATTACTTCCGCATATCTTAATGAGTTTATCGATCTTATAAAGTCTGGTTCAAGAGTTATATATGTGCAAGACAAGCAGTACCTAGCTGTTGAACACCCCACCAGAGGTTACCTTGTCTTAGAGATCAAAGATAAAGTTATTGACTCGGTTCCAAAATAACGTATAACTAGGGGTTTTCAAATGGAAGAATATGAAGTAAACTTAGTAATCAAGGTTGACCCAGAGTCTAACTTTTTCGAGTCAGATAAAGAGGTTAACGTACAGATTATGCTAGAGCTTATCAAGAATGTCCTTTACGATGTGGACGACATTAAGGTAAGTTATATTGAGGTTGAGAGGAGAGATTGATGACAGAACAACTAGACATGTGGGACTACTTCGAGCCTCAGACAAAGACTACTATGGACATGGTGAGAGAGTTCGCCAAAATTACAGGTCAAGAGCCTAACCCTAAGATGTCCTCTAAGCTAATTGTAGAGGAGTTCAATGAGTGGTTTGCAGAAGCTTTTGACCTGAGGCCTACTGGATATGCAAGTGAACTTAAAGAGCTTTCTGATCTGCTTTACGTAGTCTATGGCTATGCTAATGCAAAAGGTTGGAACCTAGACGAAGCTGTACGTAGGGTTCACGAGAACAATGTAGGTCGGTGCATTCAACCTGATGGTAGTATCAAACGCAGAGAAGACGGTAAGATTGAGAAGAACAAAGACTACCCAAAGGTTCAGCTAGAGGATTTGGTATGAGTTGGGTGGATGTGTATACTGTAGAGGAGACTGGTGATAGTACCTACGGAATCTTTAATGAGACAACTATTACAGGCCATGTTGTGTTTGAACTACCAAGTTTTGATGCAGTTAACTTCTATAAAGATGTTATGAACGAAGTATACAACCAAGTGAAAAAAGATGTAGAAAGTGGCTACCTTAAAGTAAAGGAAAACAAATGAGCAATCAACTACCTACAGAATTTCAAGAATTTATTGCACTGTCGCGCTATGCACGATGGTTGCCAGAGGAAAAACGTCGGGAAACTTGGGGAGAGACTGTAAGTCGCTACATTAATAATGTTATCCCAGACGGTACAGACCACCCAACGACGCACAACATTGAACAGGCTATCCTTTCACTTGAGGTGATGCCTTCTATGCGCTCTATGATGACAGCAGGTCCAGCAGCGGAACGTGACAACACCTGTATGTACAACTGTAGCTACCTACCTGTCGATGACCCTAAATCCTTTGACGAAGCTATGTTTATCCTACTGTGTGGCACAGGTGTTGGCTTTAGTGTAGAGCGTCAATACATCTCTAAGCTTCCCGATGTTCCAGAGACTCTGTTCGACAGTGAAACAACCGTAGTAGTGAAGGACAGCAAAGAGGGTTGGGCTAAGGCTTACCGTCAGGTACTGTCCTTGCTGTGGGCTGGTGAAATTCCTAAGTGGGATGTCTCTAAGGTTCGTCCTGCAGGTGCTAAGCTTAAGACCTTTGGTGGTCGTGCATCAGGCCCAGCGCCTTTGATTGACCTGTTTAACTTTACCATTGCTAAGTTCAAAGGTGCGGCTGGACGTAAGCTCTCCTCTATCGAATGCCACGATATTATGTGTAAGATTGGTGAGGTTGTTGTCGTAGGCGGTGTTCGTCGTTCTGCTATGATTTCTCTGTCTAACTTGAGTGATGACCGTATGCGCCATGCTAAGAGCGGTCAGTGGTGGGAGACACAAGGTCAGCGAGGTCTTGCTAACAACAGTGTGTGTTATACAGAAAAGCCTGAGGTAGAGACATTCCTTCGTGAGTGGACAGCTCTGGTAGAAAGTAAGTCCGGGGAACGTGGGGTATTCAACCGTACAGCATCAAAGAAGCAAGCTGAGAAGTACGGACGACGAGACCCTAATTTTGAGTTTGGCACGAATCCCTGCAGTGAGATTATCCTCCGCCCGTATCAATTTTGCAATCTGTCGGAGGTGGTCGTACGCGCAACAGATACACTGAAAGACCTAGAACGTAAGGTCGAGTTGGCTACCATCTTAGGTACTGTCCAAAGCATGTATACAAATTTCCCCTACCTCCGCAAGATTTGGCAGAAGAATACAGAAGAAGAGCGGTTGCTTGGGGTGTCACTTACAGGCATCATGGATAACCCTTTGATGACATCAAAAAATAATGGACTGGAGAAAACACTTGAGCATCTTAGACAAATTGCTGTTTCTACTAACGTGGAGTGGGCTGAGCGCCTTGGCATCCCTGCTAGTGTTAGTATTACCTGTGTCAAACCTAGTGGTACTGTTTCTCAGCTTGTGGACAGTGCATCTGGTATTCATACTCGCCATTCTCCCTACTATATTCGAACTGTTCGTGGGGACAGCAAAGACCCACTGACACAGCTCATGATCGACCAAGGGGTCCCTAACGAACCTTGTATTATGAAGCCAGATCAAACCACCGTCTTTAGCTTCCCTATCAAGTCACCTGATGTGTGTGTCACACGGGACGATATGACAGCCGTAGAGCAGCTTGAGACATGGTTGATGTACCAACGTCACTGGTGTGAACATAAGCCCTCTGTGACCGTCTCTGTGAAGGATGAAGAGTGGTTTGAGGTGGGTGCCTTTGTGTACAAACATTTTGATGAGATGTCAGGTGTTAGCTTCTTGCCACATGATGGAGGTAGCTATCAGCAGGCACCCTACCAAGAAGTTGATAAAGAGGGGTACGAAGAACTACTGGGACGTATGCCTACCTCTATTGATTGGTCTAAGTTGTCTGAATATGAGGAGGAAGATAACACTTCTGGTATGCAGACGATGGCTTGCAGTTCTGGTATCTGTGAGATCGTTGACCTAACCTAACACCTAAGTATGCACCTAAGCATGTGCTAAAACTGCTTAATAATACAGGAGAGAGTAGAGTGAAAAACATTTGGGTAATCTCTGACACACACTTCGGGCACCAGAATATCCTAAACTTTAAGGATAAAGAAGGTAATCCTGTACGTAACTTCAACGACGTTCTTGAGATGAATGAGACTATGGTTGATCGTTGGAACAGAGTAGTAAAACCCGGAGACAAAGTCTATCATTTGGGGGACGTTTTCTTTGGTTCAAAAGAAGATTTTAAAAAACTGTGGCCTAGGCTTAATGGCTCTAAGAGGCTTGTCGTTGGAAACCATGATGACATTAAATTTCTATCCTCAGGTGGGTTCTTCAAAAAGGTTATGATGTGGAGAGTTTTTACTGAGTTTGGGCTTTTACTGACCCACACACCACAACACCCATCTGCTTTTACAAGTAACAGAAAAGGCTTAATCAACGTGCACGGACATATCCACCAGAACCCTTCACCAGAAGGTCCTTACAAATGTGTCTGTGTAGAGCAGACTGACTACACCCCAGTGAACATTGAAGACTTAGGAGCTTATCGTGGCACCAAGTAAAACAAAGCGTAACACAAACTACAAAGGAGCATCAGCTAAGCCTACATCAGGTATCGTACCTAAGACAGATAAACAGAAAGAACTTATTGATGCTATCAACCAAAGCAGTCAGGTTATAGTTCTTGGTTTTGCTGGCACAGGTAAGACGTATGTAACTGCTACAATGGCTGCTGATCTTTATACGACAAAGAAGATAGATAAGATTGTCATCACAAGGCCTATGGTCTCTGTAGGTAAAGACATTGGTATCCTCCCCGGTGATCTTGGTGAGAAGGTAGCTCCTTGGGCTTTACCAGTTCTTGATGTGTTAGAGAAACATTGGGGTAAGGGGATGCTTGAGACAGCCATTAAGAATGGTAACGTAGAGATGGCACCTCTGTCTATGATGCGTGGTCGTTCCTTTGAGAGTGCTTTTGTCATTGCTGATGAAGCTCAAAATATTACTCTTGCAGAACTAAAAATGCTCTTGACTCGTATCGGTGAAGGGTCTACAATCGTCCTTAATGGAGATGTTATGCAGTCTGACCTCAAGAGTGGGGATGGTCTGAGTAAAGTCTCTCACCTAGCAAAGAAACACCTACTACCTATCCCTATTATTGAATTTGGACTAGAGGACATTGTGAGGTCTGATATCTGTAAACAATGGGTTAAGGTATTCTACGAGGAGAAAGTATGACAGACAATGTTAATAGCCCACCTCACTACAACTCTACTGGTATTGAATGTATCGACTACATCCATCAAGTACTTGGCGATGAGGGCTTTGTAGCTTACTGCCGAGGGAATATGATTAAGTACAACCACAGAGCATTTCATAAAGGGAAGGCGATAGAAGATTTAAAGAAAGCAGAATGGTACAACAACAGAGCTAACCAAGTGTTGAGCAAATTGAATGAGTCTGTATGATGACATAGACCCTTTTATGGTGTGCATGAGCGCACTGGCACTTGGTTTAATCTCTGGACTTGACGAAGAGAGTTTCTGGATTGCTTGTAATATCGCAGATAATCCCGCCTCTTTTGACACAGCGATACTTGCAGCATGTAGACTTAAAGAGCTAGTGGAGGAGCACTAATGGCAACACAAAGAAAATCCAACAAAAAGATAACTCTCGAAGAGGAGGCAAAGACCTTCAAACAAAAAAGAAATCCCCCATCTAAACCAAAACCTATGACTTCTAGGGTGTATCTAACAGGGCAAGCTCTGTCAGGACTCCTAGCAAGAACACAAGGTCCGGTTCGGATGGAGGATATAAAAAGAGAGGCAGAAGCATGGGCTGACTTCATGCTTAAGGACTAACTTATGGGCTACCTTCGGGTGGCCCTTTTTATTTAATCTAGAGAGATAGGCCCCCTAAAGATATCGTCGTAGTTGTCTAGCAAGTATTGAATTTTCTGGAGTCTCTCATGTGCATCATCTTGCTCAAGGATAGTCTCCAAAGGTTCTTCACCAATAAACTCAATAATCTTAGACACTTCCCTACGATTTCTACCAGACAGTACACGGAACAACTCAAGTGATCTAGGTACAGCACCACCCTTCATCTGCTCCAGAACGTCTGCAGAAACCTTAGAGCCAATAAAAGATATCACATCTTCTTTCTCTTGTTGACCCAGCTCAAAGTATCCGGGATTAGCTCTAAGGTAGTTGTTAGCATACATCTCAAACAAAGGTGCAGCCATAGCATCCATTGTGTTCTTGACCTCTGGTGGCCCCGAGAAAGTTACAGCATTCCAACTAGACACACCAGCCGAGTTTAGCATCCTTTCATACAGTACAGGCTCACTGAGGCCCCTAACACCGAGTATCTGTTTACCAGCGTCTGTACCACTAAGTCTGCCTCTTGTAGCTGTAGCACGTACTGGAAGCTCCTCAGAGACCCCTGTCAAGTTGTCTATGTAACGCAAAGCACTATACAGGTTGCCCGGACCTTGCCGTAGATCGGGGTTCATATTACTGTCAGTAAAGAGGCCATACAGTTGGTCAACAGGTTCTAGTGGTCTTGTAACACCCTGAAAAACTCTAGCAGGAAAAGCAGAAAGAATCTCTCCCAACTCTCTTAAGTCGCCATTTGTAAGTGCAGAAGCAGCTGTTTGTACAGAGCGGGTGACATCGTCAACATCTCTAACAATCTGACCGCCAAGCTGTACACCCACCTGTGCCCAAACATCTCTAGGGATTCTATCCAAGAAACCTGTAATTTCTTCTGGGTCTGTCATAGTGACCAAGTCAGTCAAGGGACGACCATCAAGACCGTGAGCAATAGCTTGAGAGATAACCTGAATACCAGCATTAAAACCGTCGTACTGAGTGTCTTCAATACTACCATCATTTTTAACATTTTGGTTGTAGGTATAACCCTGATCTACTTTATCTTTAGCACCAAGAGTACTACCAACACCATGATAAGCCATAGCGATAGCACCCCAACCAACGACAGCCTTACCTATAGCTTCTGCACCTTCCTCTGTAACAAAGTCTAACTCTTGGCCTGCCATCTTCCTAGCAAGAAAACGTAGTGCATTGACACCAGTAAGGTCACCAACAACAGCAAGGTTAGTGTTCATAAAGTTACCAAAAGGTAGCATATAACCAGAGATAGGGTTGTTACTGATCCTAGAGACACCCTTAGCCAAACCCCTCATCACACTCTTACCGGGCAGAGTACTCCAGTTGATAGAGGCAGTCTCCTTCATAGTCCTAAAGAGGGCTTTATCTAGCACTGCAGTTTTAAACCTATCACTGGACATCTCTAAGGCAGCATCAGGTCTCTTAAAGAACTCGTTTGGAAGCACCCCATACTCTCTTATAAGAGCTTGATCTACGTTGTTACCAAAAGCCCACAACTTAGTGATCTCATCTTGAAGGATACCACCTGTCATTGTCTGAGCAGCTTTTGTGACACTGTCAGCGCCTTTGTACAGTTTATTAGCTTCATCTAAGTTGTACAGCTCTAGGGCATCTCTTGCCCCACCTTCACCTGCAATCTCCCTAAACAACTCAGCCTTTGTCTCTAGGTTTTCATCAAGTATTTTGATAGCGTAGTTGTACTCTAGGTCTGGTGAAAAGACAGAAGTTCCCCTACGAAGTGCACCAAGTGCAGAACCATAGGACCTGTTCATGAACTTCTCAGCCTGAGCAGCATCCCCCTTAAGGAATTTATAGTAGCTACCTTGGCTCAAGTTAATAGCAGCAACAGCAAAGTCAGCCGCAGTGTTGTAAACTGTAGAAAGACCAAAGCCCTTAATGTTTGTACCTGTAGTAGACAGAGAAGAGGTCAAGAGTCTCTTGTACAACGACAAGCCAAACTGTGCTCTTGCAGGGGCTGCAGCATCTTCTGCGGCTTCATTGGTTAGCTGACTTGCGGCGTCTTTTGCATTCTTAGACAGATTACTAAGTCTAGAGTTAATCCAGTTGGCCTGACCTGCAGTGGTCGCATTGTGGATAAAGTGAGCAGACAAACCTTCAGAGGTCTTAGTAACACCTAGATCAACCCCAGCACCTTTCTCAAAACTGGTAATAATCTTAGCAGCTTGTTCGTCCGACAAAAACTTAAGCGCTTGACCGAAAGAACCTGCAACACCAAACTCCTCTTTCATAGAAGGTGTGATACGAAAACCAGCATCTTTAAGAGTTTGGAAGTAACCAGTCTTTGCACCCTTATCAGCGCCAAACCAAAGGTGTCTGTAAAAAGCATTCTGAGCAAATAGGTTGTTACTCATTTCATCTGCAAATTCAAGACCAGATTTAGCCTTTTTCTTAGCATCAGCCCACGACAACCAGTTCTTAGACGTACCTACGACATCTCCAAACTGCTCGTCAACGTAGTCTACAATAAGATTACGCTTAACAAGTCTCTGGTTCTGTCTTAAAGCATCTGGACCACTCAATCGAATAACGTCCATATTAAGGTCAGTACCCTCAAAGTACTTACTAGTATTTCTAAGTGCTTTTACACCTGTCGCACCAACTTGTAGTGCAGGGATAACCATACCACCAACAGCGGCTAGAGCAGTCTGAGCACGACTATACTCTTCTTGCGCACCTGTCTCTATAAGCTGAGTCTGGTACAAAGCGTCAACACCCATAGAGATAACAGCATCAGGTGCAGCATAAGGGGCTACACGTACAGCAGCACCTACAGTAGCTCTTGCAGCAGTATTAGTTACACCCTTGTTAATAGCCTGAGTGTAACCTGCAATAAGTGTTGATCTAAGTGCAGTTGTAGCAGCTTTAGTACCACCAGCAGAGAGGGCTTTACCAATACCAAACGACAAAAGGGTGCTTGGGTCCCAGATAGCAGCTTTAGTGTAGTCTAGAAAGGCATCCCCAGCCTCAGCCCAAGAACCCTCACCAGTAAAGGCGTTATCCATAGAATCGAAGAGAAGATACCCAGCACCTAACTTAGCTTTTGTTGTGTCGTCAGCATTAAGGCCATACACAACTTCATTAGCAGATGTTACAGATTGACCCCCAGCAAAAGACCGTTGCCAGTTCTGCCAGATTTCAAAAACCTTCTCATTCTCCATGCTGCGATAATCACGACCAGAAAGACCCCCTACATTACCTCCAGCTATACCAGCAGCAGCACTACCCACACCACTTGCAAGCGTAGCAGGTTTATACCTTGACTCTAGACTTGAACGTACAATCTCCATAAGTCTTGGATCAGAGACAATATCTTCTTTAACCAAACTGTCTTGATAATCTTCTAAGATAGTGTAAAGATTGGGGTCACCAAACTCAGTGCCTGTTGTAGGTGGCGTAAAAGTATCAAGCTCTCGTATAGACACACTAGGGCTTCCAAGGTTTGGTTCTGCAAATACATCAAGCTCCCCCAAGGAAACTCTTGAGGGGGGTGCAAGTTCTGGGGCCTGAGGTTCAATACCTAAACCTTCAAACTGGTCTAGTTGGCTAAGAGAGACTGTCTGCCTTTGAAGTACTTCATCTTCTTCCAAAGCCTATTCTCCGCTGATTTGAATTTCATTAAAAGACTGTGTCTGAGGGTTGTACACCTGCCAAACATCACCCTCACTTACAAGACCTAGCTGTTTAAGTATCGCAAGTTCTTCCATAGAGTTAGCACGTTTAGGTGCTGCAGGTTTAATTTCCTCAAACACCGGACTTAGGATTGCACCCTCAAATCTTGGCTGAGACTCAAACATCCGTTGAAAAAACTCATTCCCATAAAGGTCTACAAGACCATAGGGGTTGCCACCCTCAGCAGATTTTTGAGCCTCAGAGATTTGAAGCTGACGACCTAGAACCCAATTTTTAGCAGCTTGAACCCTTGCAAGTCTTTCAGGGTCTCTGGTGTTTTCTTCTGCAGCCCTGATCTGGTTAAGTGCAGAGTTGAGGTTTCTACTTTCAATAGAAGCTCTTTGAGTTACATCATTTAAAGCACGTTCTTCAAGCTCGTTGATTTCCTTGATCTCAGGTGGCTGTACAAAAGTAGCAGGGGGGATGTAAGTACTTCCGGGAGTTATTTGATTACGTTGCAGCATTTCTCTTTGGAGTGGGTCAAGAGCTTCGCCTACGTACTCTTCGATCATTGTGAAATCAAAAGGCTCTTGGCGTGATGGTGTAATAACCATAGTGTCTACAATGCTTGCCACCTGACTTTGTGGAAACTCTAGACCTTGCTCTTGAAAGCTCGCTCTCTGAGAAGTTAGGGTATCAACCAGAGAACTAAGACCTTGAGTCCCAGCTACAGCTACCTCTTGAATAGCTTCATCACTTAACCCAAAGCTTGTTTTAAGTACTTGTGCGTAGTGTTCAATTGAGTCCTCTCCAGAGTCACCAGCAGCACCCCCACGAGGGCTACCACCATACTCCATCCCAAACTGGAAAGCTAATTCTCTACGACGTTCTAAAAGCTCTCGTTCATACTGATCCCGTTGAGCCTGACGGTTCGCTTCACTCTCTTCCCGACGGAAGGTAAAGTCTTCTTCTCGTTCTTCTTTACGAAGCCTTACAGCCTCTTCACGTTCAGTCTTAGCGTCTTTTCTAGCCTGTACATCTTGATATCCAGCAAGGATACCTCTCCACATACCTGTCTGAGCCATTATGCATTCCTCCGAGCCATAAGGCCTCTAGGTTTCATGTCCATCTCTTCCATCACTGGCTCTTCGTCCATAGGCATTGGAGCATCTTCTACAGCCTCAGCAGACTTCTTAGGTTCAGCTTTAATCTTGGCTAGAGCTTTTTTGGCACGAGTAGAGTTAAGAGCATAATCAAGCTTACGATCTTCTTCGTCCCTCTCAAAACCTTCTTTGTACTCGACACCAATCATATCAGCAGTGGTTTTAATGTATTCGTGTACAGCAGGGGCAATAATCATACTGACATCAACAGAGTGGATACCGTCTACAACAGCCTTACGAAGAACACCCTCAGTGATAGTACGGATATCAAGACCTTCCTCCATAAGGAGTACAGCAGCCTTCATACGACGCTCATCAGTCAACCTATCTGTATGATAGATCAATGCATCCTCAGGGTCATTCAACTCTGGGGGACGTTCATAAGCTGCGTTTTTAGGTTCACGAGTCAGGGACTCTCCGGGGATAGGTGCATTAAACATTAAAAATTACCTTCTAAGTATCCAGAGGACCTTCTAATACGACTTCCTAGGTTTGGTTTACCCGGACGAAGAAATTTCTCAGATACGATTGTTGCTGCATCGGTGACATTAGCAGCGTTTCTAAGTGGATCAAGGACAGAACCTTCAGAGGTGTTTTCTAGCTCATGCCTTAGATAACCATAATTAGCTTCGTAAGAGTCTAGAGGTAGGTTGTTCTCTTCTGCCCAAGCTTCAAAGGCCCTACGTCTTGGACCAGTCCACTGAGCAAAGCCATAACCACCTCTTGAACCGGGTACGACAGGCTCAATCTCTTGCATGAACTTAAAGCCACCTGTCTCGTGATCTAGGTTACCTACAAAACCAGCTGCCTGCTCTCTTGTAAGGCCAAAGTCTCTCATCAGGTCTTGGGTCAATCTTTTACCTGTGTCTGAAGACATATCACCCCGAGAAGTAGGCCTCATCTCACCTTCTGGTAGTGTAAAAGAAGTCTCTGACATAGCCCTAGTGTCAACACCCTCATCAATGGTAACTGAGTCTTGATACCGTTGGATATGCTCAAGCATTGAGGTGGCTGCATTGTAAGGTCTTTGCGCTGCTTCCATACGTGCTTTACGCATTAAGCCTGAGGTTTTTTGAATTGGGGCAACTTGAACTTGAGTGTTCAGGCTTTCCCTAATGTCTGGCATACTGTACATTGTTATTAATCCTAGAAAAAGTTAGCCCATAAGAACAGTTGCAGCGAGTTGGAACTTAGCAGCGGTATCTGCAGCCTTATCAGATTTAGCAAGTGCATCAGCCTCTTTATCTGCCAATAACAAACTAAGAGCACGATTAGCCTCACCTTCAGATACAGTCAAAGCAGCACTCATGATGTCACGTTCTCTTTGCCAAATCTGATCAATAGTTGTTTGTGTCATCCCGTTAGCAACCTTAGCTGCGGTCATGTTAGCTTCGTTCTGTGCAGCAGTATCAAGTGTAGCAATATTCTGTCGCCACTGAGCATTAGCCTGAGCGATGACAAGAGAGTTACTTGCGTTAAACTGATCTCTTAGGTTCTTTAGTTGAGTGTTGAACTTCTCTGCAGCATTAGTCTCACCAGCATTAAACTGACGAATAGCATTAACCTGCTCAGCGTTATACCTAGATACTGTAGTTTTTAACTCTGAAAAGAATTGATTGGTTTGGTTTTCACTAGCAGCATTAAACTGTTTTGCAGCATTCTCAGCAGCTTGATCAGACAGAAGAGCATTTGCACGTGTTTGTGTCTTAAAGATCAAAGTCTGTTGTTCGTTGTTGAGGTTCTGCATCTCAAACTGTGCGACAGTAGCAGCATCCCGTTCAGCAATGCTTATAGCAGACTCCATAGCGGCCTGTACAACAGCTTGACCAGCCATAGAGGAGGCACCTAGCCCACGAGCCTGCATGACGCTCATAGCCCGTCTCATAGCTCCTGAGGCCCAAGGTGGTGTCCCATCCTTCTCGAAGTCATCCATAAGGATTTCAAGTTGACCTTTAACAGTCCCCTCTGCAGACACCTCACCCTTAGCTGCTTCAAGGTTGTCTAGTTCTTCTTTAGCCTTGTCAGAAATAAGAGTTGCATCAATAACAGCAGCGTCAGTCTCTTTAGGTTCTTCTACCTTAGCAACTTCTTCTACTTTTGTTACCTGAGCATCAGGACGGTCTTGAACCTGACCAGTACCTTCTTGAAGGAGGGTCTCTGGGGTCTCTGGAATCTTGGCAACCTCAGCCTGCGTGACGACAGACATAGGATCAGTGATAGAAGACTCCATAAGCTCTTTAGTTACAGGTTCAACAAACTGTTGTGCAAGAGTGTTCTTACGGTTAAGTTCTTCAAGTGCTTTCTGAGTTGTCTCTACCTGAGTCTTTAGTGCCTCATCTTCTGGAGCAGCTTCAAGTGCTTTCTGAGCTTCACTAAGGTCAACCGTAGTTGTTTTAATTTGATCTTGAGTTTGAGAGACAAAAGCATTAGGGTCAGCCTTAATCTGTTCGGCAAGAGTAGTAGGTTGGTCTGGAGTAGTTGTAGCTGTAGTCTCTACGGTACCACCCTCAGCCATAGCTTGAGTTTGCATAGGCTTACCTGCCAATCTCTGTTGAGCAATTTGAGTATATTCACCCATCTTACTAGCAGCAGAAGGAGAGGCAGCAAGGAATTTATCCATAGACGCCTTATCCAATGGACCCTTGTAACCTTGCTTGACTAGCAGCATGTATTGTTGTTGAGGAGTAAACCCTGCAAACTTCTTCATCTGTTCTTATCCTTAAGGCTTAGTAGGCCAGTTGATATCTGTAGGGAACCCATCTTGGTCTGGCACATCACGCAAAGCCTGCCGATAGGTGGCCCATGCCGCTTGGTCTACAGGTGCGTCTGCTACTTGTGTCCAGTCGGACTGTGTGAGCAGGGTGTTGCGCTTGGTGCGGGCTTCGGCTGCTAGTAGGTCAGCCTCGCTTGGTGGTGCGGGAGGTTGGTACGCAACGACTTCACCAAACTCACCGGATAGTGCGCGGGCATGATCTGTCGTATCTGGGTCAAGGTAAACAGAAGAACCGTCAGGCCGATCAACAACAATACCGCCAATTTCGTTCATTACTTTAGGGCTTAGATACGTCATACTGAAACGTCCTCAATTCCAATGGTGAATAAGGGCCAGATTGGGTCTCCCGTAGTTTGGAAACGTATTAGCTGCACTTGGCTTTGATTGATGTTATCATCAGAGTGCCTGTGCTGAATTGCAATGTCGTCACCAATAGAAACAGAAATATCAAGACTTCTACTCACAAAAGAAGTTGATGAAGTTGACCAACTTTGCGCCAGAACGTCATTTTTGTATACCTCAACAATAGACGAACCAGTAAATCCGCCACGGGATTGCTCAAGTGTCAACCTAACCGATCCGCTCTGGAAAATACCAACTTTTACTAGCTGGGCAAATGTGTCTTCTTCCCTAGATGATAAGCTATCCTTGCTTAACTTCACATCAGTGCCAGCCGCTATAGTTCCAAGAGCCGCAAACCCTATTGTCTGTGAATCAAACCCCTGCGCCAACCTCTGACCTGACACTAAACCGAACACCGTGGACGTGTCGTCTTCTGCTTGGACTTGAGTCAACTCATTGTCTGGAGCCTTAGCATCAAGCTGGGTTTGAATGTTTGAAGTTACACCGTCTGTGTAGTTTAGTTCAGTTACGGTAGCAGTAATCCCATCAAGGGTATTTAACTCAGCAGCAGTGGCAGTAAGACCTAGGTTAGTCAGAGCACTAGCAGCAGTAGAAGCACCTGTACCACCATCAGCAACAGCAAGGTCAGTGATACCTGTGATAGAACCACCAGTAATAGACACAGAGTCAGAGTCTTGAGTAGCAATAGAGCCAAGTCCAAGAGTAGCTCTTGCAGTAGTTGCATCAGCGTCATCAACCAAAGTAGCACCGTAGGTACTGATAGTCGTGTTAGCAGGAAGACTAAGAGTCTTAATGTCAGCGTCTACTTCACTGTCCATCAAAGCACCAGCAGCAGTTACGTTAGCTGTGTCAGTCACATCTGCTAGGGCTTCAATACCAGCAAGCTTTGTTTCCTCTGCTGTCGTGTAACTTGCAGTGGTGTTATCAAGGATTGTTGACCAAGCTTGTACATCAGAACCAATAGCGACACCTAGTGCAGTACGTGCAGCAGAGTCACTGGTAGCCCCTGTACCACCCTGAGCAATAGGTAAGGCATTGGTTAGTACAAGGTCGTCTAGGTAGCCTGTAGACCACCTCAGTGTCGTTGTACCAAGCTCATAGGCAGAGTCTGTCTTAGGTGCAATAGAACCAGAACCCACAACAACATCCTGAGCGGGGCCTACGACAGTAATAGGTGCACCTTCAGCTGTAGACCCATCATGGGTATGACCAGTAGAAGCACTAAAGGCCCCTGCAACAGCATCAAATTCATTATCTAGGTCATCTGCATCCACAACAGAACCGTTGGCAATGTTATTGGAGACATCTTGACGTACGTATCCAGCCATCTAATTACTTTCTCTCGTTAGTTCTAAACTCTAAAACAGCAGTGTCTAAGCTGAAAGAGGGGTTAGTTGTTTTATCTTCAATACGGAAAGAGACAGTCTTACCACTACCGATTACATTTGTGTTGTAGACATTGTCCAAAGGAGCACCATACACAGCTGTACCATAAAGGGTGTTAGGGGCACCGTAGATAAAGACACCTGCACTGGTACTTCCAAGACTAATTGTGTTAGCCAGACCCCCTGTGTAGTTGTCCACCTTAAACAAGTCAAAGTCTAGGTTTAGGTCAACAGCAAAGGTACCTGCAGTCTCAACATACAAAGACATCTTGTAGAATGTTTTACGTACTTGAGGGTCGTTGATTGGCATGAAAGGAGACTTATAAATCGCCTCAATAATACTGCCATCTCTACTACTGCCTGTCTCTGCTCTATAGACATAACCATCATCATTAGCAAAGACTGTAAGCTCTTGACCGGGGACATAACGACCGTCAGACACATAGACCTTAAAACCACTTGTGGTAGCCCAGTTAATCTGAGAAGCACCTTGGTCAGAAAACTTAGTGCCAATAATACCCTTAGCTACGTCAGTGCCAACAGAAGGGCTGTAAGCAAACACCCTGTACTGAGCTTTCTCTCTTAACACATAACTAGAAAAAGTCTGAGTGCTGTTAATAAAAGCTAGGGCATCTTTATTAATTGGAGCAGAAGCAACCTCAAGACCAAAGTCACCAATCCGTTCAGTTGCACTAAGAAGTCTAAGACCATCAGCGGCCATGAACATAACATCACCACCAACCTCTTGAATAGTCTCACCGTGTAGGCAACCAATATCTTCTGCAATAGGTACAAGCTGGAAGTCTGCAACACTGCTACCAACAAGTCTTTGGATTTTATTACGACTAAAAATAATCAGCTGATCTCTAAAGACAATAAGACCTGTGATAGTATGTCCTACATTAACTACTCCAGCACCATTAGCAGGGGTAAAGTCAGTTTCATCGTAAGGGGCAGAGAAGTGTAGGTTAGCTCCATTAGCTAGGAAGATAGCCTTCTTGTAAGAAGACACATGAGCAGAACCAGTGAGATCAGAGGGCAGTGTTGGGAATGTGAGAGTGTTTGTCGTGTCATTAAGTACAGCAGGAGAGTTAACCCCATCTACAAAGACAATCTTATGGTTTCCATCAAAGTTAAAGTCTACCGCCTTAATGCGACCACCAAGCAAAGCTGCTGAACCCAAGGAAGACCAAGTGGCACCAGAGTTAATAAAGTACTCCGATACGTTACTGGCATTCTCTCTTACTGCAACTACCTCACCTGCATTAACGACCTTAACACCAAGCATAGGTCCTGAACCAGCTACTTGACCTGCAATATACTTTTCATACCCGAGTACTTTTTTATAACCACCCTCTTTAGATGGCTCAAAGTTCTGAAGAAAAGTTGCTGATCCCACCATATTGGTACCCTGCTGGAGAGGGTTCATGTTAGAGATAAGACCACCTCTAAACTCAACAGGAAAGGTTTGCCATTGTGAAGGCATTAAAAGGACCTTACAGTAGAACGAAGATATTCATAACGGTTTACGTAGATGCTTCTGAGAGACTTGAGACCCTCTTTAAACTTCATATTGCTAAGTTGAGCACTTTCATTGTCCCCACGGAATGCATGAGCATGTACCATAGCACCGTCAATGATAACATAACGAAACTCTTCTGGGACACTTGGCACATCTGAGTGGAGTTCTAGTGGTTGTGGGTTAGTATAATACTCAAAAGCAATCGTGTAGGCTTTGTCTGGAGAAGGCACAACACCATACTCTAGAGAAGGGGTACGAAATACATACTCAGGGATAGTGTTGATTCCCTCGCTGTTATTGTACTCGTAGTCTAAATACTTGTCAAGATACTCTTCATAAGAAATAAGCTTTAGTCTTTTTGTGTCGTTACCAAGAGTATCATCACGTTTGATCCTAAAGGAGTCCATGTCCAAGGTTTTAGTGTCGCTTTGGATATCATACCGGACTTGACCTACAACAGCAGTATCTTCTTGGGTAACGTGGTTAAAGGGCCACTCAAAGTGCTCTTGGTTAACATCCCTAAGAGAAGAGTTAACTGCATCCTTAGCGGTGGCATAAAAGCCTACAGAGGTAGCAAAATTAGCTTGAGTTAGTTCCACCTCATTGAGGCGACGGTTAACGTCATTCACTAGACCTAAAAAGTTGTAATCAGCCATCTCTACCTCAAATAAAAAGAGACTACCCCCGTAAGGATAGCCTCAGAGTTTCTAGCTTAAGCCAGTGTGTCGCGGTCTACTTCGGCAGGGCCACGAGTTGCTTGATTTACGTCTACGACAATAGCCCAAACACGAGCAGTTGAACCCGCAGTTGTACCACTGATAACCGTAACAGCGTCAATGGTGTCAGCAGCAGTAATACCCAGAGTCTGTGAACCAAAGGCAAAGTCACCTGCAGCACCATCATCTACACTAGTAGCAGCCATGAATGTAGTTGTGTCATCAGCAACAGCAACAGTGAAAGTAGTAACGTCTTCTACCGCGTCGATCAGTTCAACACCAGCAGCAAGGACAAGAGTACCAGCACCAACAGCAGGGCCTTCGACCGTACCAGATGCAGTACCCAGATTGATCGTCTTTTCAACCATATAGGCTTTAGACGTCAGGGAAGTTGAGAGAGCCATATTAAGATTCCTTCCTATGAGTTATGGCAGCTTAGGGTACCCCCGAAGGGATACCCAATGTAAACCTACTTATCAGGCAAGGTTATATTTAGCTGTTACGAGAGCTTCTGGACGCAGAATCTTACGACCGTACAGGTGCATACCACGTACAATGTCAGCAAAGGAGTCTGGGTCACGGTAAGTCTCGGTCTTGTTGATTTGCTCAGCGGTTGCAACAGCAGAATCATGACCACCAACAATAACACCGAAGTTAGCGTTCTGGTTAGCCGTACCAGTTGTAGCAGCGCCAGTACCAACTTGTGGAGTGTTGTTGGATACGTATACCCGGAAACCATTCCAGTTGTTGATGACCAGACCATTACGAAGGGCACCGGAATCACCGTAGTCAGAGTTCAAGAAGCGCGAGTCTTCATCCTGCAAAACTTCCATCATGACTGGGTCAATGACAATCCAGCGACCTGCTTTATCAACGTTCTGTTGGTCCAAAAGACGGCCCATACGGTTGATCAGCATGACTGGAGAGACATAAGCTGTTGGAAGAGCAGTAGCACCGGGCAAACGTGCAGCAACAGGGATCGAGTGGTTCCCAGCAGAAGCAGTTGTGATGTTACCGAAGTCACCCTTTTTAAGCTTCATGGAACCCAAGAGTTCGTCAGAGCCAGCGGTGTCTACAGCTTTAGTGCCATTGACTTGGTCGTTAACTGTGTCAGCGTTTGCATGAAGAGCAGTCTGCTTGTAGCCCGACAGGTAACCCAGAACTTCTTGGTCGTACTGATCAGCCAGACGGTAGGCAGCACGGTTAGTTGCGAGGTCCATGAAGTTTACATGCGAGTGCTTCTCTTCGATGTCATCTACCTTAAATGCAAAGTAGTTAGACTTGTCAATAACCAGCGAGAAATCTTCATCGTCGAGGTCTTGAGCGTTAACCTGAGTACCACGAGCATAAGGGCTTACTGTGATTTCTGGCTCTTTGATGATCTTTACAGAGTCACCTTGGGCAGAGATTTCACCGAAGTAATCAGAGTTAGTAATGTCACCAGCAATAGTGGACTTACGGAATGCGAGTTGAACTTTCTTGGAATAAATTACCGAAGAGAAGTTACCGTTTGGCAGGTTGTTGTGGCCTGCAGCGGATTGGAAAGCCATGAGAAATCCTCCTGTGATATGTTTTGGCTTTATAATGAGCTAAACATGGTTCAAAGAGGCTAAACGTCTTTAGGGTGCAAAAGTATCTCAGGTCGGCCAACCTTTGAAACCTTGGGCCTATGCGCTCAGGTAGTTCTTATCTTGTTTAAGCTTTGGGGGGTTTTAGTCTTTAACCCCGAGGTAGTACTATAATAGCAGGCTCGGGGTTATTGACGTTAGTTATATGTAAAACAGTTTAACTGTCAAGGACTATCTTGCACCACCAGTAACATCATAGATAAAGTTACCAGTACGTTGTGCTTCTAAGATAGCCTCCATATTCTTTTCAAACTCTTTGTCAGACATCTTACTTACTTGAGACTCACGGAACTTCTTAGAGTTCTCATCTGGGTCAATAGCAGAAGGTGCCCCACGTGGAGTTGCTTTTGCAGCTGCCTTAACTTTTTCTTTCTTAGCAGAAGGTGTAAGGCCATTATCTACTTTGTACAAATCGAGTACTCGGATGACAGAAGCAGGATCGTCAGAGTTTTCGTACAGGGCATCTTGGACCCACTTAGGTTGTTCATCTACCCAACCGTGGAATGTGTCTGAGTCTTTCAGTTCATCAAAATCACTGTGAGCTTTACGGATGACATTCTCTGCTTTAACTCGGTCAGCTTCAAACTTCGCCTCATCCAGTTCTTGAAAGCGTTGGTCAGCCTTCTCAAACATCTCTTTAGCTTTCTTTGTCGCAATAGTCTCTACGATAGAAGCTACATCGGGGTACTTAGCTGCCCAATCTTTAAGGTCTTCATCAGACTTTGGTGGGGCTACATTAGGGTCTTTGTCTTCAAGAGCATTAAGTTTATCGTTCCACTCTTTCTCTTTCTTTTGCATATGACGACGGAGATCACCATAACGCTTCTTAAAAGACTTCTCTTCTGCAGAGGTGGGTTCAGGTTCTTCTGGAGTTTCTACTTCTTCTGTAGGGGCCTCCTCTTGAACCTGTTCTTGAACCTCTTCCTCTTCTTCTGGTTTCTCTTCTACTTCTCCACGCATTTGTGCTTCAAGTTCAGCAAGTTCTTTTTCTTCCTGTTCCATCTTAGCTTGTTTACGTGCATGGTTATAACCACGGTCTACGAAAGTTTTATTGTCAGCCATTTTATTTTCCTTATGTTGGGGCCAGCATTATGCTGAGTAGCCTTATTGGTTGCTTTATTACAACAGTTATTATTTTGTCTTTTTCTTTTTAGGTTTTTGTACAAGTCCACCAGTAGCTCGTCCAGTGCCACTATAAGCAGCGGTTGTACCTAAACTACTTGCAGCCCTATCTGCTCTTTCTCTAGCCTCTTTAGCCTTTTCTGCAGATGACTGTCTCTCTTCTGTAACATCTCTACCAGTCCAAGGACGAGCAGTTGGTCTTACACTTGGAGCACTTGGTGCTGCAGACCCTGTAGTTACACGAGAAGAGTAGGTGCTGTCGTCATCGCTGTTACTTCTTTGAGTGTAGTTAACCCCACCAGAAGTTACCTGACGCTCACTGCCACTAGAACTGCCTGTAGGGATAGCTTGTACCGTCTGAGGTGTCATAGCGGCGCTTCTAGCGTAGTTTTCCCCAGTAGCAAAACCAAGAGCTTGACCAATAGTGTTAAGGATTTTGCCAGCCCCACTAAGGTTATCAAGCTCTCTATCCAACTCTTCTCTAAGTTTTTTGTAGTCTTCAGTGCCTTCAAGGTTTTGATCCTCAGCAACACGTAAAGCTGCTCTTGCCCTAGCAACATTTTCAAGCTCAAAACCACCTCCAACACCAGCACCAAGTACCATTCCCGGAGCACCTGCAACAACGGAACCTGCACCACCTAGGCGTTTAGCATTAAGGGTTTCATCACCTCTGATAGATTCCATACCAAAGCTAAGTGGATTTTCCTGTAGCTTTTGTTGGTCCTCTTCACTGAGCTTAAATCCACCAAAGCCCTCTCCATCTTCGCCACCTTGTGCAGTAACAGAAGGGGTACGAGGGCCTCTATCACGATCCCTGTCACCAGAAGTTTGTGTTGGTTCTTCCTGAGCCATAGATGCACGGTTCTCTGGAGTCGCCTCTACAAAACCTTCTGGGATAGGTGTGATAGGCTGTCCGTTGACAAAGAGAATGCTTCTAATCTCACCAGCAGCATTAGTATAGACCTTTGAAATTGTGCCACCTGTTGCTTGTCCTTGGTTCGTACCAAAAGAGAAACCGGGTTGATATTGTTGAGGATTAAAAGTAGAAGCTACAGAACCCCCCTCAGCCATCTCAACAGGTGTATCTTCTACAGTCTGGAGTTCTTCATCTTTAAAAGGTAGATCGTCTTTCATAGGAGAGGGTTCACCGCCAATACGACCATCAGCTTCCATCTTCTCTAGGCCAGCTTTAGCCTTATTCCGGAGTTTCTCAAAGTACTCTACACCAAAGAAACGAACAACATCGGCAGGTACAACATACTCACCTGAGGAAAGTTTAGCATCTACATCATCTCGTACTTCCTCAGCAAGAGAACCTGCAGGGATTTCATTACCACTCACTGGGTCACGGTTCATACCATCATCCTTAATGCCACCCTCGGCCCTCATTGTTTTCATTTCTTCATCCACTGCTAATCCACCTTTATTGTAATTACTAGGCTCACCCCATTGATAGGGTCTAGGCATCCTTGGGTCCTCTGTAGACTCTGGAGAAGTTTTTAATCTCTCCTCAAGAGTCATAGACATTCTGTCCGCAGCATTCCTTGCCTCTACCTCACCTCTTTTTCTTTCATAGGTGCGAAAGAGTACTGAGGTATCAGGTGAACCTCCGGGAGGGGGTAGGTCAGGGAGACTTGGCGCTGGTGTTGGTATAAAGTACTCTAGAATGTCAGAGCTACCCCCCGGTTTAAAAACTACAGGGTTTACATTTAGTGTCTCTTCTAAAATGTCCGCATCTTGGTCACCTGCAAGCGAGTTAGCCTTTTTTAAAAGACCAGAAACACGTCCAGAAAGGTAGTCAAAATGATCTGGGTTAGCTGAGTCCAGAGTTTCTAAAATGTTTTCAACTTCCTCTACATCAGAAATCAGGTTTAGCTGTACTGGAAGTTCAGAATCTCTACCCCGCAACCTTCTAGAGACCCTTTGCAACATCCGAGGTTCCCTAAGCAAAAAGTCGTTTCTTGCAGCAAAAGATTCGTAAAAACTTTTTAGTCTTTGGAGAGGCTCAACTAAGTTTTCATTTTTTCTGTAGTTAGCTAAGTCTTGGTTATACTCCGCCCAAGCTTGAGTGTTTTCTGGGGAGTCTATTTCCCCTCTAGCAAAAGCCAACACATCTCTGTTTTCCGGAGAAGTGCCTTGTGCAAAACCCTCTCTTGCTTGTATAAGATGTTGAATTTCGTGTATTAAGGTTTTTTTAAACTCTTCTGGAGGTTTTTGCAAAAAGTCAGAGTTTAAAGCTATAACATTGTTACTGTAGGCAGAGCCACGGTGGCTAGGGTCAAAAGAAGAGTTAAAAACTATTGGAGTATTTTGGATATCTGGATATTGATAAAACAATTCATCTGCTACCATAACATCCCCAAGGGTGCTTATGTTTGAGTTAGTTGGGATTTTAGGGGTAGCTCTAGGGTTAAATTGAACTATAGTAACATTGGAAGGTACGACAGATATATTAGAGTCATCCATTTCAAAACGATATTTACCATCAGCACCCGTAGACTCAGGCGCTTTACGACCACTCTGAGTGTATCCGGGGTCAGTAGCGCCAAGACCTCCAAAGATGTTTACTCTGGTTGGATCATACTCTGGCATAGCATCAAGCACATCACCAGTGGCCATACGGACTCCAGTGGAAGCTTGACTTGCAGTAGGTAGAGGTACACCAGCGTTTACACCAAAGACGTTACCTGCAAATGCCTCAGGAACAGAGCTTACATCACGAGTAAAACGTCTTTCTTGATTTCTATCCATCCCCGGAACAAGCTCAGAAGCAAGCCCCACGGAGTATTTCCAAGCAGCGTCAGAAGCCTCAAGACCTGCAAGACCCATATCGGCTGCATAACCAAGGCCTGTTGTAAAGGTGTTCAGGACTCCACTATCTGCTTCTGGAAATGCACCTGCAGCACCTTCTTCTGTGCCACGAACTTGAAAACGACGTTTAGCTTCCTCCCAAGCATCTTTAGCTGCCCACTCCGCAGTGTCACCAAAACGGTTTTCTTGTACTGGAGCCTCTTCTCCGGGGATGTCATAAGGCATTGGGAGCATTTGGTCCGCAGCCCGTTGATTAGCCTCCTCCATTTGTGCTCGTGTCATACCAAAAGCTTCTAAGGTGTTCTCAGCCATTAACTTTATCCCTTAGTCTTTTTAGTGCGTGAAGAGCATGAAGCTCCCCTTGGGTTCTGTAGATGTCATAAGGTTCTACAGTCTGCTCTAGGCGTTTATGCTTATCTTTAATCCGTTCGTCCAGTTCCCCTAGGAATGCTCCCCAAAGCTCTGGGTTATTCACGAACATCTTTAGCTTGCTACTCACTGCATACCTCCGGTGTTACCAGAGAAGCCTTGTTCACCCGGTGTAGGAGCCGTACCAGTGCCTATCTGACCCCCTCCGCTACCTTGGGTATCCTGAACCTGTACACCCGCTGGAGCACCCCCTGTAGCGCCTGCCTGAGGTACTGCTGGAGCACCTTCTTGAGGCATCTCAGGTTGAGGGTTTGCAGCTTGGAACTGTTTAAGGATTTCAGCCTGAACTGCAGCCTTCTGCATAGAGTTGGTTACTTTGTCTGGGTCAAGGTCCATACTCTTGGCAATCTCACGGATGATATAATCCATCTTAGCAAAAGGAGCGAGGACTGGGTTTTGTACCACACCAAGGAATTGCATAAGCCGCTGACTGCGAACTTCATTAGCCATCAAGCTTTCTGTGCCCTCAGCCTTAACCTCCAAGTCACCTTTAATTTCTTCGTCGTAGTCAAACTGCATATTGAAAGCAAAGAAGGCACGACCCAAAGGAGCTAGGAGATAGTCGTCAATGTTTTTAACTACAGTACGAATAGAGCCGTTAGCAGCGGACATCAGCATAGAGATACCGGAAGCTGTACGACCTACACCAGAGACACCTGTTTGACCGTGAGCAAAGGAGGGGAACCCTGTGGATTCATCTGCAAGCACTCTGGCTTTGTCAAACATTTGCATATTTTCGTTAGACACGTTAGGGAACTTAGTCCCGAAGATAGCCTGACCCGGAGCACCACCTTGACGTCTAAAGACTTTGCCGGGGTAAACAGAAAGGTCTTGACCCGGAGTAAGGTTAGTTTCATCTACTTCCAAGATCAAGTTACCTGACAAAGCAGCGTTATCAACAGCCATACGCATAAAGCCATTCATAAGCAGTTGAGTGTCAGCCATGTTTTCTGCAATACCGATACCAAACATAGAGTAAGGATTAACTTCGTAAGGTACAACGTAGTAAGGAACAATCTTAGGTGTAAAAGGGTTCATAACCAAGCGAAGTACTTGTCCGTTACAAATCCAGATGTTTACAGACAGCTCATCTTCTTTACTGAGGTTTTTAGGGATATCAATGTCATGGTCTTCAAGAACACTCTTATCTACGTTACCCCAAAACTCAAGAACCTCAAACCTTTCAGTGGCCACCTCTTGGTTGTCGTCTTCCATGACCTGCTCCCACCACTCTTTCTGGAAATCTTCTCCCATAGAGACAGCAGTATCGATAGCATTATCACGAAAGAAAGGCCTACGCTTAAGCGCTCGAAGTTGAGACTTAGACATCTTATGGCGTTCAATTACGTATTCTGCTTCTTCCATATTATTGGCGTCTGGATCAGGGTAGAAGTTCCAAAGAGAGACAGAAGTAATTTGAGGTATAGTCTTAACCTTAGGTGCGTAGTCACCCTCATCATTCCAGTTAGGGTATTCCTTGTCTACAGCAAAAGGACCTTTCATGATTCCTGTACCAAACAATGCACATTCAAAGGCTGCTGTACGTAGGTGTTTTTTACCCTTAGACTCTTCAATCTGATCGTGGATTTTCTTTTCCATCTTCTTGGCAGAGATCATAGCAGGCTCAAAAGTAACCTGAGTTGGACCTGTACCGGGACCTGCTTTAAGGTCTTTCTCTACGGGCTGTAGAGCTACTTTAAGTCCACCAAGACGCTCTTTAAGGTCTTGCATTGTCTCCCCCGGAAGGAGAGTGGGCATTGCACCTTCAGCTTCTTTAACCTTTGGGTTAGTCTCTAGGTGTACACTTTCTTCCACCCCATCTGGCAGGGTAGTAGGGTTTACACTAAGGGGGAACTTGTTGTTCCCAAAGAGAACCTCAATGATTTGACCATAAGCAGCAAGAACTTTTGTCTTAGTTACTTTTACAAAAACTTGAGACTTTTCAGTGTCTGTAAACTGCACATCAGGGCCATAGATACCACGATAGTTACGGTAAGACTCTAGCCAACGACGCTCTTCTGTCTCCCTAGCTGTCTCTGCCTTATTAAACCGCTCTTTTACATAAGCTTCAATACGGCCAACCTTGGGGTCAACCAATTGCTCTTCTTTGGCATCTTCAACAGCTTCCATCTCGAAACCGTCTTCACCATTGAAATCTTCTTCTTCCATCAATTAGTATCCCATAATTTTGTCAGCGGGCTGAAACTTACTATTTTGTCCTGTAGGGTCGTAGTCAAAAAGATTACTCTTAGGACGACTCATTAGGCCATATCTAAGGGCGTCATAAAGGTGATCTTCTGATTTTGTGTCTACGTCTTCAGGGTTGTTTTTATCGAGAGGTAGGGCAGGTAGTTGAGAGATAAGGTTACGACAAGTATTAAAGATCACCATCCTAGGTTCTTCTGTGTACTCATCTACCTGAAGTCTCCTGTGTACTTCGTTCTTACCAGCAACACGAGAGCCTCTAGAGCGATCCGCAGGTCTCCAACGACAACCACGCATGATCATCTGTTCTGCCAGTGAAGGTCCTGTATCACCTCGATTGTGCCACAGAGAAGAGTCAAGAACACCGTAGCGCATTTTTTCCCCTGACTCTACTTCAAGGATCATGTCAGCTAAGTCTACTGCCGTAACCCTGTGAGTATACATCTCCCTGTATACAACCAATTGTTCTGTATGGGGTACAACAGCAAACCAAAGCACACCAGAATGAGAACCGTAACCGTAGTCAGCAGCTCTAAACTTTGTCCAGCTAGAGGGGATGTCAAAAGGTTCTACTGTATGTATTGCAGAACTAAACTCAGAAAAGGCAGCACCCTCAGATACGCTCCAGTCACCTTCAAGCAGTTGCCTACGTTGGTGTTCTGGGAGAGAAAGAAGGTTTGCCTCATACATCCCGTCATCAGAAAGGTGCGGGTTATCAAAGAGGGTAGCAGGAATAAACCTACGCTTAAAGAGTGGCTCACCTGCACGACTATGTCCTTTAGGCCAGCAGATAGTTTCCCCTGAGTCAATATCGGTAGCCCAGAAAGATTCATTATAAGGTGCAGGGTCTACGAAAGTTTTTTTAACCCACGAGTGCCCACTACCGCCGGGGTTAGATGTAGCTCTTTGATAAAGGTCTAGACCAGAACCTTTAGCAGTACGTAGACGAGACCTCATATAGTTCCAAGCAAAAGGTGTAGGCCATTGAGTCAGTTCGTCAAAACCAATCCAACAGTTCTTATTGACAAGCCCAGACTCTGTGATATAATTATTAGATAAGTTTACAGTTAAATCATACACACTAGAAAGGGGTTCAGACAATGGCTCAACACGAACAATGCATAATTCCAAAGGAACTTTTAATTCGCGCTGCTCTTCAGTATAGGGGTGGGTATACTTCTCAACGAGGTAACGGTTACATTCGGGAGTACAACCCATTTCATCCAAACGGGGATCGTAGGGGCCTTGTACTTCAGCATCGACTTGTGATGGAGAGACATCTTGATCGGATACTGGACTCGAAAGAAGTGGTTCATCACATTGACAACTGCAAGAGTAATAACAACCTTGAGAACCTTCAACTTTTTGCATCCCAATCTGAACATTTGAAACATCACCACAAGACTGATGGGAACACAAAGAGGTATGACCCTCATTTTGTAGAAAAAGTCCGTCAAGCTGCAGAGGACCCAGAGGTCTCTTTAAAGTCTCTGTATGCAAGCCCTCAGACTGTCCTTGATGTTTGCAAGCTGCACGACATTGAGTGGAAGCATGGCCTTCACTTGACTGAAGAGGAGGTACGAAACGCACTGCAGGGTAGAACAACCCGAGAGGCTGCTGAGATTCTTGGATGTCATCCTCAGACACTCTACAACCGTTTTGACCATCTTCTTGAGAAAAGAAAGGCTCCGGGTTTTCTTGATTCTCAGATTGAAGCTGTTTATAAGAAAGCCACTGAAGAGGGTATCTGTGAAACTGCGAGATACTTTGAGACAAATCGGATAACTGTTGGTAAGGCTTTGAAGAAAGCAAACCTATGGGATGACTATCAGGCTGTATCTGCTCAGATAAAAGGTGGCCGTCAGAGGAAAAAACAGAGACCTTAACACACTTCTTTTTTAGTTTTTCAGATTTCCATAAGATTTGTTGAGGGCCTTCAAGTGTCTGTACAGACTCCCCCACTTGGAGGTCTTCAATCTTTTTTAGGTTGTTGTCACCAACTCGTACTTTAGTACCTTCAGCTACACAAAAAGCCTGACCTTGGTAACGAGAAACATCATCGTCCCTATCTAGGTAAGATAACCAGAGAGTTGCACCAGAAGGAGCCACCCAAGTTTTGTCTCTTTCAAGAAATTTAATACCCGGAATAGCTTTAGGGTAAAGTTGTTTGCTTACTGAGATAAGCTCTCTAAGTTCTTCTGTAGACCTGCGAACAAGCAACATTTTAGCTAGAGGATTATTAAAGTAACGCACTGGGTCAGCCAACATTGCGTAGCTTTTACCACCGCCAGCTGCTCCGCCATAGAGGACTTCTTGCTCACTTGAACTTAGAAAGTCTGTTTGAGGTCCGGGGTTAGGTTGGAAAATAACTTCTTGAGCTTTCTCCACACTAATTGGCACCGGGAGTGACTCAGCTGGAGTCTTTAGGCTCTCTGACTTTTCTACCACCGAGTCTGGCTTCTTCGAGCTTTTTGGCTTTTTCGAGGGCTTCTTTGTACCTTTCGGCAAGGAACCTTTGATTTGAAGCTTCTGTCTGACGTCGTTCTTCAAGCTTAACCCTATTTCTCAATCCCACGTAAGAGATACTTCTACCACTTTCATGACTTAGCCAATCTGCCACTGCCCTAAGACTGTACTTCTTTAAGTGAGTTTTAGCTTGTTCAAGTAAGTCTAGCTCTTCTTTAATAGGTAAAAGTATATCAGGGTCATCAGGGTCTTGTTTATAACCAAAAGGGATTACCCTACCTACACGTACTACAGGGTGGTAAATGTAGTCCCCATCTAGGTTCTCAGGCTTAGGCAGTTTCCAGTCTTTTTTCATACACCTTTTATACCTTAAAACAAAACTTGTGTCAAGAGTCCTGAGACTTTTTTTCTGGTAAAATAAACAAAGGGCTTTGAGTGCTAACTTCAACTTTGTCTGTAGCCTTAAAACCAGCACGATCAAGGAAGTCTTTAGCTACTGCCATCTTCTCTTTGTTGCCGAGGTCTGTAGGGTTATCCATAATGTCCATCATAGCCCAAACAGCTTTAGGTCCATTCTCAGAGATAAAGTTACGAGTACGGATACTAATTTCTTCACGCAGAGGCTCAACAACCTGAGAAGTAGCTACAGTGTCTGCGTAACCTGCCATCTTCTTTGCTTGGACAAAGCTACCTTTAGCAGGCCCAAACAGTGCCTCAAGAAACATAGTCTGTTTTTCTGTAAGTGCCATTACCTATATTTCCCTGTCTTCTTAGCAATCTTTTTTGGTTGAGAGGAAAACTGCTTACCTGCTTTAGTGTCTTTACGTTTTTTAGCAGAGGTGGCTTTATACTCAGCTTTTGTCAGTGCCTCTCGTGCTTTCTTAGGGAGATACCTTTCCCCTGTAGCTTTAGAGCCTTGAGTAGAAGGTTTACCTGACTTAGTTCCCCACTGTTCTTTGTGCCATTTGTCGAGAGACTTTTGAGGTGCTTTCTTAGCCATTACCATAATACCCTTTAGTTTTTAAATACTTTTTAGCTCTGCCCAAAACTTTTGGGTCGTCTTTCAGTAAACCTAAAGCTCTGTTACAAGTCTTACAGAGGATACCTCTAACCTCACCTGTGGAGTGGTTATGATCAATTGCAGAGTCTTCTGCCTTAATAGGGTCTTCACAAATAGGGCAGGTACCATCTTGATCTTCGTACAAAGACCAAAAGTTTTCAACAGAAATGTTATGTCGGTTACAACGTTTTTTAAGTGTCCAAGGGTCTTTAGCCCTATACTGACGAACTTTATCTGGATTGTTCTTGACCCAAGACTTATGGTCTTTTTTGCGACAATTATTACACCAACTATTTAAGAGGTGTTTTTGAGAGCCTCCCCGTGACCTATAACAACTTAAGTCTCTGACCTCTTTACACTTTGTGCAGGTTTTAGTCACGGTACTTACCGCCTTTAGCTTTATACTCTTTAGCTAGCATCGCAGCTTTTCTGGCCGACCACTGCCCAGCTTTACCACCCTTACTGCCTGCCTTAATCTTATTGAAAAGATTCTTACGCATTGTAGGCTTAGTGTAGTTGCCAGCTTCGTTTACTTTTGATTTTGTCATTTTTTACCCTACCGGAATAAACATTTCTTCTGCAGTGCAAAGGGCATCAACATCAACTGTAGAACCTGTACAAGTGAAGACTAATTGATCTCCGGGTTCAAGTACAATGTAACCATCAGACAGTTGCAAAGACTCTCCAGTCGAAAAGTTTTTACCAGCTACAATATAAAAGTAAGAGTCAGACTCAGCCTTATAGATTTCAAAAGTAATAGTTACGTTACCATTAACATTAACAATATAGACCAGAGGAATCTTTGCACGGCAGTTGGGAGGGCAAGTATAAAAGGTAGTACGAGTTGCACTAACCTCACACTTAACAATAGGTGTCCTTGCCCTCACTTCTTTCATTTCTTAGTGCCTTTTTGAGTAGGTTTCATGGATGCACCACAGTTAGCTTTAACCATGCCGCCTTTAGCGTAGCCACGAGCAGCAGAACCACCGGGACGAGTACGACGAGAGGTTGTAGTGTTACCAGAAGTACCCTCAAGCATTTTTCGAGCCGCGCCACGGTTATTTGGCAAGCCCAGCTCTCTGCGTTGTGCAGGTGACATTCTTGCCCAATCTTCAAGAGTTACATCTTTTAGATTTCTAGGTGTTGCAGGGCTATTGTTAGGCCGTGAAGTTGGACCTGAAGAAGACCTTGAAGTCCGACTTGCACCGGGTGCGTTACGAGGGCGTGAAGTTGGGCCTGAAGAAGTTGTTGAAGTTCTACTTGCACCCGGTGCGTTACGAGGGCGTGAAGTTGGGCCCTTACGAGAGTTATTCTCATCTTCACCGCGTTGAATAGCACGTTGGGCACGAGTTACAACTTCATCCCGAGCACGAGGTCTTTCAGAGGTTCTAGGTGCCTGACGAGTCCCTGTCTCTTCTTTGTAGTTAGTTGAATAGGAGTTACCCTTCCAAGTAAAAGTTTTACCTTTACCTTTTTCTTTTCGAGCAGCAGCAAATGCCTTACCAAAGCTCATATCGTCATATCCAGCCATTATTCAGTTCCTTATAGCCATACCCGTGCAGGGTTGTTAGGTGTTACACCGTGTGTTTCGTTTAGCGCCTCAACAGTGTCCCGCATAGCGTCACCAATCAGCCTGATGTTCACATGCCAACCGTCCAGCGGGGCTTGTTCGGGGTACTCGTTGCCATCGTCGTCGGTCAGCATGTTGCCTGTGGGCCGATAGATCACACCTACCACGTCAATGGCGTAGTCAGCGGTGTGCGGCACAAGGTACGGGTTGCCTTCAACCTGTGTGCTTTCCTCGCCAGTCTCAGGGTCAACGATGGTCGTGTAGTCCTGCTTGTAGAAAGCACTCAGCGCCGTTGGCATGTCAGCCTCAGACGCCAGCTTCAGGAAGAAGTCGTTGCGGGGTGCTGTGGGTTCTTCGGTCATGCGCTTGCCTCCGCAATCCCAACATCGCCCAAATCCTCAGCCCATACACGCAGCTTGCCAATATTCCCCATGAAGGTAGGGGCAATGTCAAAGTCCGTAGTGGATAGGTCAGGCAGGGCTGTGGGTGTTGTGTTGGTTGTCAGGGATGTTCCGTCAACCGCTCCGTTGATGAAGGTAGAGCCGTGGCGGGATGCGATGTTGAACGGGACGTTTTGGCCGGGGGAGTATGCGGCACCGCTTACGCTGTCCGCAGTTGTACCATCTCTCTGCCAGAAAAACATTCTACCAATGTTTGACCCGTTAGTGGCCAACTGCTGCTGTATATATTCCCCGCCATTCACCCAGTCTACGAATTTTATTTCGGCACCAAGATCGTTATCACTATACGTCATCGCACCATCCATCTGGATGCTTACGGCGGTTGTGTACGCAGGCATATCAGCAGCGGCGACATCAAGTGTTTCGGCTGCACGGGTGACTTCCCCAGATGCGGCAAGGTTCGGGATATACGATGAAGGTGTAGACCCAACCTCAAGCTGGGCGTCGGTCACTGTTCCTGATACCGTAAGTGTCAGGCTTGCCGCCGTTGGTGTGAACGTCAAAGACACACGGTTTTCTTCACCCGTACCTGTGCCGACAAGAGGTCCAGATGTGGACGCACCTGAAAGCGTAACTGTTCCAGTTCCAGTGAAATGCAGCGTATGCGGTACGGCTGTCACGGTCTTGCTTTGCGTCACAAGAGCATTGGTTGTGTGCAGCAGTTGTGTCCGCGCTTCACTCTCAAGCAGCAAGCCTTTGTTCACCCACTCATCGCCGTTGTAGACGTGGTTGCCTACACGGGGGAGGTAACGTGCGCTGTCAGTCGTAGGAACGTAGCTGTTGCCCGTCGCAGGGTTATCCACCATGCCACCAAGGTCAGAGCGGTAGAGGTGTGGATTTCTAACATCAATTGCGCCATCACCAACTGTTACACGAAAGCGCCCATCATCCAACGTAACACCCGACACAGATATCAAATACCATCCGTCACCCATAGCTGTAGAAGTAACCGGGAGACCTGCTGCGTCCCCGTATGCCGAAATGACCGTTCCATCAGTCATATCAATCATAGTGTTCGTTCTTAAGGCTGTTCCGAAAGTATCAAAACCAATGTTGTTTGTTGTTGAGGGTCTTGCCTCTACTTCAAGTGTTCCGGTAGCCCCCGTTATTGTTGGGATACCGCCATAACGGTGCAAAAATGCACCGTTAAATACATCATCATCGCCCGTGATAGTGTAAGTCCCATCGCCGTTGTCAACGTAACCGTTCAGATTGGTTGTGGACCAGCCGTCAGCTACAGTGATTGAGGCGCTTTGAACCAGCAAATTATGCGGTGCCCACTTCAGCACCCCATCGCTATCCACCATCGTGGCGTTACCAGCACGGCTAAAGTTCAGCGCATCGTCAAACGTAGAGGCAGACCCACCAGTGCGGTAGTAATCCTCGATGAAGTCAAGAACGAGGGGTGGCTCAAGGCTGTTGATTGCGTATACTGAAAGTGCCCCAATAGCCTTTGGGAGTACTGCGAAGCCGGAGATACCTCTACTGAAGTTATCCCAAAGATATATTGAGTTTGTCATCAATTATACGCCTACAGAAAAGACAGCGCCAGCACCCTGAGGGAAAGATACACTTACAGTCTTATCTGTGCCAATGACAGCAACAGACCCAACAGGTACAGCAATACCATCAGCAAGGTCAAGGCTCCCAGTGGCTACAGTTGTAAGGTACATGACGGTACCACCACGGTTTTGAAAAGCTGTATCTTCTGTCGTAGTTGCAACTTCAGTCCAAACAGCTGCTGGTACGTTTGTGATAGCCATTGTTTAGTTCCTTTAATTTTAAATAGTTTGTTAAGAGACCTTGATGGTTACTTCAACTACAGTAGAGCTAGAGATGGCAGGAGATTGAGGGTAAGTGTATATTGCCACCTAATTCACCACTTCTTCCCATTTAGGGTCAATTTTCATGTTAATTTACCATTTTTCACGATTAGTGTAACGCTTTGTTCTTGCTACCACTTACTTTTATTGGACCAATACGCAGCACTCATCTTACCTTTAGCGATGTTTTTACTGTGTCTGGCTTTAAAACTTGCACGTTTCTTTTTCATCTTGTCTGATTCACCAGCTTTAGGTTTACCAGCAGTCTTTGCACCTTGCTCTCCAAAGCGGATCGTCTTAATCTTTCCATTTTCTTTAGCGACAACAATGTGAGACTTCTTAGGGTGATTAGGTGTACGCTTTGGCTTATTGTAACCACTCACACCAGCACGGGCTAGACGAGGGTCTTTCTTGGATTCAGCCATTACTTTTTACCTGCTTTGGAGTTTCTGGGGAAAGACCTGTTAATCTTCTTACTGACAACTCTTAGGTTCTTTTTAGAGTTGTCCTTAGGGTTTCCATTCTTATGGTCAACGTCTTTTCCGTCACCCTTACGGACTTTACCAGCAGCTTCCATCTTTCGCCTAGCAGCCTTACGAGCATCATTACGCTTGCGCTGGGCAGGGGTGCCTTGGTAGTTCTTATACTCTTTTTTTAAATCACGTGGCACTGAACCAACCTCTAACATTTCTACCTATTTCACTAGGACTTGGAAACAACCAACCGACGACAAGAAGTAGGATAACCCATACAGGTACTTCATTTACAACCACAGTCTGGACTTCAGTGGCATTAACTTTGTTAGTCTGACCTTGAGAGGTATTAACCTTTTCCGCTGTCGTAGTCTGAGTCCCGAAGTCCTGCACGGTCGATGTGCCAATGGTCTGGTTGTTCTGTTGACCTAGTTGGGTGTTCGCTGCTACGTTGGTTCCGCCCCCGGGAAGAAGTGAAAGTGGGGACATTCCGCATCCCGTTGTTGTTAGAATAAACATCAAGGCCAAAGGCCAAACCAACAAACGAGAAAATAGGCCAAACCAAGACCTCAACCATGCTAACATCATCTGTGTATACAACATAGCTAAGTCCTAACAAGAGTAAAGCAGCGGTCTCTCTTTTAAAGGTTTTAGGCTTACTCATCTACTTGTCTGTGCTCTAACAAGGTTTTCTATCATACTACGAATGGCTTGAATATTCTCATCCATACGAGCTGCAGAAACTGCCTGACTTTGAACTGCTGTCTCAAGTGATTGAATACGTGTCTCGTGTCTTACCAGCTCTTTTGAGTTAGCTTCTACAGACCCATTAAGTCCGGAGATAAACCAAACAAGAGCGACAGTCTGCATTAAAATAGCAAAAATAAAACTAATAGGGACAGACTTACTTAGGTGCCAAGGTTCGTTACTCATTTAGGGTACTTCTCTAAGTTTAATTGGAAGTCTTCTGAAGCGCCTTTAGCTACGTTAAGTACCCCGGCTAATAGTTGAAGATTTTTAGTATCGTGTTCCCCACCCTTAGAAAGTGGTTTTATGTGATCCACGTGCATTTCTACACCAGTAATCTTTGATAGTTTTTGTGCCAAGTTGTACATACATATGACTCCCTCCCTATCATAATTATCATACTCTGCTTTTTTAACCTTTAACTCTTTGTTCCCTGAGAGTTTACTGTGGTACCTAGCAAGATTAGTTTTTGCTTGGCAGGGTTTGCAATCAGACTGCACTCCAGATTTTGCCGTAGAGTTTTTGTAAAAATCTGTTTCTTCTTTTAGTTCTTTACAGAGCCTGCATCTAATCATAACCATAACCCCTTGGAAGCTCTAGGTGTGGAGCATCTGGAAAGTTCCCAGTGTAGTCTTGGTTGATAGAGTAAGCACTACCCTGAGAGGTACGCAAGTCGTTAATACGCCAGTTGCCACCCCATCTTAAAGGGACACCAAGTTCTTTGCAAGCAACAATCATAGCATCAGCAATAGGGTAAAAGTAATCCCAGTCCCAAGAAACAGGATAAGGAACTAGATCAACAGCATGGCCAGTAAGGTGCCTAGAGTTCATTGTGGTGCTCTTACCTTTAGCCACCAACTCTCTTTGTCGATCTACTGTACGAAGTCCTTCAATGACAGAGAAGTCTTGATCAGTGACCTGAATAGCACGTCTCACAACAGCCACCAAGTCAGGGTGAACCCCTTCAAGTTTGCTTAAGCTTCTGTTCCCAAGGTTGAACATTCTTCCCAATCTCTTGTCGTATTTGGTTCAAAGACATCAGAAGCCCTAAGGTGCCCTTCAAGGAACATAGCCCTCTCTACATGGTCCAGAGAGTATTTCACCCCAGTGTCTTGGTAGATAGCTTCTCTAACATAAAAAACATCAGAACGAGGTATGTGAATACGCCTAAGTGCCCTGTCGTTACCTGAGGCTAGGGCCTTGTAGAACTCTTCGATCACATCGTCACTGATGTAGTATTTCATATTGTTGTCCTAGTTATATCTTTAGGCTCCTTGATGTCAAGGTAAACCTTGTTAAGGGGACGACAAAAAATAATTTTACCTCCTCCTCTTGAAAAATTTGTTCTTAGTCCTAAATAAATACATTATGGTATACATAGAGTGCACTCTATGGTACATAATGGTTATACTTTAAGAATTATAACTCTATAAAAGAAATAATAATATACTTAAGTAATACCTTAAGGTTACTTAAAGGTACATTAAGTACCTACACGATGAGATACATAATGGACATCCTCAAGGACTGACTAACGAAGTTCATCGTAGTAGTTACTTAAGCAGGACTACGTCCTATTTTAATACTTATGCCCGCCCCTGTCAAGAGCTGATGGGGGTTTTTTATTTTATTTATAGTTTTTATAGACCTGAATCAATTCTACAGTTAGTAACACCTCCCTAAACCTACCTGTATCCTCTCAGAGGCGCTGTAAGGGGGTCTAGAAGCTCATCTTAGTGTATTGGTAGGTAAGGGTAGCCTACAGCCCCTAGAGGCTCTCTAAGGCCCCTCACAGCTTCTTAAACAAAGACAGTCCCCAAAACGAGTGATCAGTGTGGTTTCCTTATAGGGACGTGTCCCTTTAAGCATCTGCCCCTTGTTTATCTTAAGTAGTTAACACCTTTAAAAACCTCCCCGCTGTCAAGAGTGGTATATAACGTACGGTACCACCCCCCCTGTCCCATGCACCCCCTTAGTTATATGGGAAATATAGCTTTGATCCTTGGCTGTCGTCAAAACGTAGGGGAATCTCTATGCTATCCCGTTGATATCATTAGGTTTAATATAGAATAGATCATTCAGATGTCCAAAAAGAGGTTCACCGATTGAACAAATATGAACACCATTCACAAAAGTAGGTAAGTTATGCATACCTATCCCATACCTTAGGAAAACAGTAAGGATTATACCTGATCAAAACACTAGGGAATCCATTTTGTTTTGTATATAGATCACACACGACGCGCGCGGGTTCTTATACTCAAAAAAGGGACAACACATTCCAAAACATAAATATCAAAAACATTATTCAATAAAAACAAACACTTAGATAATCCTATTAGATAACCTATTGAAAACATTAGAAAACTTTTCTATTGCAATCGGATTCGTTATCGGGCTAAAACTTATTCATCGAAAGCGACAAGGCAACGAAGCACAAGGTTAAGACCTAGCACGATGCCAGCGTCCTTAAGACAAGTCCGGTGAAAGGCCCGACAAGTTTATTGTTGACAAGGGTTTGCGAGTGTGCAAGTCTGAATGTGTAGAGAGTTACTTGGTTACGGTATAGGCTAAATTTGTGTCATACAGGGGCGTTTGTTCACCTGTAAACGGATAAAGCTTGCCACGCTGTTTATCATCGTTGTTTAGTCTGCATGGATAGGTGTAAGCCGATCATTCCCTAAGCGCAGAGTTTATGGTCCCTAACCAATGGGATGCTGGCTCTACCGTTATGTCCTTAGTGTGAGGATGCAGACTTATCTGTAGCACTACACCCGCTCTACCATTGTGTCCTATATACCACACTTGGGTGTCTAAAATAAAAGTTTACTGAGCCTAGGTAGACGGGCTATGCGAAATTGAGATGCCCTAGATGTGTGGATGTGATGCACCTATAGCACACGTGTGTGTGTTATAATGTCTCACATTATCAAAGCAAGGGTGAATGATATGACTAAAACCGTAGAACGTGATCTGGTGGCCTCATGGATGGGGTCTGTGCGTGGGTCTGAGTATGGCTTTCTGAAAGCCGTGGTGTATGCCTTGGAACAATTCGAACACAAGAATAATAAGCCGTTGACTGCAATGGTGGCTATCTGTAATGGTAAGCAATTCACAGGGTATAAGATTGTGGATGGTGATCGTCTGCCCTATGCTGCACCCTTGAAGCGGATACTTGCACAAGCGTTGTCGGGGTGTGAGTTGCGTCTTAAAGATGGTAAGGCCAAGTGGAAAGTGTCTGACAATGGTGGTGTGAACCGTGATATTCTTGATGGCTTGCGTGTTCTTGTGTCCAATGACAAGTCGTGTTCTGTGCGGTCTACTGCCTTTAAAGAAATGTTCCCTGTGGTCAAGAAAGCACCCACTAAGCCTGTGGTAGAGCTTGCCCAATCACGTGCTGCATCCTTACGTAAGTGGTGTGCTGAGAATGGTTTTGACCGTAAGACTATGGCTGCTATGTTGCTGAATGAGCCAAGCCACTAAACACGAGTGAGGATTAGAACTATGTGGAAGCAAGAGTATGTAGAACGTGCGGTGTCTATCTCGTGTATGGAATGGGATAGCTTGGAACGTGGTAAGGCGTGGGATGACCTACAAGATGATATCCTTGGCAAGTTGTCTTTGGAGGAGTGTGCCGCTTTAGATCAATACTGTGAGTCTGTGCCGTCTATTGGTGCAATGATGATTCGCTTAATTATGCCGTGAAAGGATGAAACTATGTGGAAAGAAATCTTAACTGACCTTGTGTGTGTCTTGTGTATTGCCATTATTACATGGGGCTTTCTTGTCATCGGATATGGGATGGGGTTGTGATGAAAACGTATACGATTGAGAAACGTGATAGGATTCTTGTACCTACCTCTGGGTCACAACGCAGGTGTTACAATGGGTGCTTTCCGTCCAGCGATTGGGAACACGGTTGGTCTGCTTGGGACTGGCTCAACTTGAATGTGCCTGAAGATGCAGTAACGGCTAAACTTACATTCTGGAGAGAGTTGACAGAATACTCTTTGTCTGTAGGCGGTAAAACTGTCTCTGAGTATCGTGCCGTAGAAAATGAAAGTTAGTACTATGGACATGATCGAATATGAAGCACAAGGAGATGTGTAAGATGATTGTTTCAGGTTATAAGATTGAGCCTAATGCTCACCTTAGGGGTGCTGAACTTAGGTATGCTCACCTTAGGGGTGCTGAACTTAGGTATGCTAACCTTAGGGGTGCTAACCTTAGGGATGCTAACCTTAGGGATGCTGACATTAGGGATGCTGACCTTAGGTATGCTGACCTTAGGGATGCTGACCTTAGGTATGCTGACCTTAGGGGTGCTAGACTCCCACACTTTCAAATTTGCCCTCAGGAGGGTTCTTTCTGTGGGTATAAGAAAACCACCTTAGGTGTCGTAAGATTACTTATCCCAAAAGGTGCAAAAAGGACTAACAGTCTTGTGGGTCGTAAGTGTAGGGCCTCTGAGGTTTTTGTGTTGGATGGGGAAGGTTTAGGGGGTACAGGCACTCACTACTCTGGTATTACCTATGACAGAGGATTTATACTCTGTAAAACCTATGATGGGGACATTCGTGTGGAGTGTACCCAAGGTATCCACTTCTTTATGACCCGTGAAGAAGCCGAAGAGTGGTCTTAACTTAGAGAAGCACAAGGAGATGTGTAATGCAGTTCGTAATTTTTTCAATCGACAATGTGGATAACCTTCACACCCTGTCAAAGTTCCTACGTCATATGGATACTATGCGGGCTATGGGTAAACTCAAAGGTTCCTTCCGCCCAATGGTGGGTAGCTACAAGGGTGTGTTGGAGTATGCCTTTGGGTGTCGTAAAGAGGACTTTGACGCTCATGTGCAGGGCTTTGGGTTCATCGACAATCAAGAGAGTGTGTTGGAGTTGACTGTCACTAATAACGGTCGTACTGCACCACGTACACTAGCCAAGTTGGTGTATTCTAGCGGTGATGTGGTGTCCTTGGGTAACTTCAAGGAGGTGACAAAGGGTGTGGCTATGGGTCTGGATGCTTGGACCTATGACCCTAAAGTTGATGTGTATTTTGCAGCGGAAGGAGAATAGTTATGATCACTTATGAGCTTTTGGAGTCTCGTGGTGCTTGTGAGGGCCAAGTCAAGTTGTTTCGTGATACATTCCCAGAGGGTGTGGAGGTTTCAGTCGATCTTTGTGTAAAGTATGCAAGTAGGTTTGATTTTAACTGGGCTGGGTATGAATTACTGAAAGATACTGAGGCTTATAGGGATGCTAGGGCACCCTTGTGGAAGGCTTATGAGGATGCTAAGGCACCCTTGTGGAAGGCTTATGAGGATGCTAAGGCACCCTTGTGGAAGGCTTATGAGGATGCTGAGGCACCCTTGTGGAAGGCTTATGAGGATGCTGAGGCACCCTTGTGGAAGGCTTATGAGGATGCTAGGGCACCCTTGTTGAAGGCTTATAGGGAGGGTCTTGCAAAGGTTTTTGCTGAAATGTATCTAGAGGAGAATAGTTATGATCAAGTATGAGGTGCACGACTATGCGGGGGTGTGGAACGTCTTTGAGGATTATATGGAAGCTCTCGTGTGTGCTAACCAAATGTTCAATCGGGCCATGAAGTATGGTGGTGATGAGTACATCAAGGTTATTGAAGTAACCAGAACAGAAAAAGATTGGGAGTCCGATGTGGATTCCCTCATGAACCAATAGGAGATATACAATGTTTGCAATCGTAGCCACTAAGCCCCTCAATGACAACACCAAGGGGTTCCGTTTCAATATCTTAGGTACCAAGGGTCTCACCCGTAAGCGTAAGGCTATCAGTCGTGGGTATAAGATTGAGGTTGGTAAATGTATGACCGCCTATCACCTTGGCAAGCGTACCATCTATATCGAAAAAGATGAGAATACTGTAACAAAGCGCGTATTGCGCCACTTCGCGGGGTAAGTTCATGTACCAGAGAGATTGCATAGAGATTAGTGAGTATGCTGAGGAGAGTCCCGACAACTTTTATGATGTGTTAGAGTTTGTGTTGTGTACCATCAACATGCCACTATCACGTGTAATCGATCAACGGGTCTCAATCAAGAAGGATGGCCTAAATAGTAAGTGGTTGAGTAAGGTCAAGGCCAGTGGTGTATACTATGGACAACAGAATAAGTCTGAATTGTTCGATACTACCTTTTCAATCAAGGCAAAACATGGTACCAAACTTGCTGGGAGTTACCGTGCGGTGGATAACTTAATGCAGATACCATCTATCGGTGTCGTAAAGGCTGGGTTCATTGCACAGATGTGTGGCTTTAATGTCGCATGTCTTGACCGTCATAACGTCCGGGAGTTTGGTATCAAGGAAAACATCTTGACTATCTCAAAGACACTCAACCCTGACCTCAAGCTTAAGAAGTGTAAGACCTACACCCAACTGTGTCAACGTAAAGGTACAGAGTTCTGGTGGGACTTCTGGTGCAACTTCGTGGCTGAACGTGGCGGGATGAACAAAAGCCTACCGACTGGTGATGCAGTCAGTGCATACCATGTAAAAGCAATCAAGGAGATTTAATATGACTGAACCAACGCAACTTGAGAACCTGCCAATGCTGGTGGATGACATTAAAGCTACGACAAAGAAACTTAACAGTCTTATTGGTCGTGTCTCAAAGGACCACGGTGTGGAGTTTTCTAACTCTGCTGATAGTAAGAGTGGTCATATCTCTATCGTTATGAGGAAGAAACTATGAATAAGCCTAAGATCGGTGATGTGAAAGTAACCCCAGTCTACTACAAAACCACAGGGTTCGTGGAGGTGCCTGAGGGTGAACAAGACCTCTACAGTGTAAGTATCTACAAGGTTGCTAGAGGTTATGGGGAGGGTTGGTTCCCCTTATACGACTTTCAATCAGGTGTCCCAGCGGATGTTTACGGTTATATGTATAGGGACAAGAAAGTTGCTTTGATGGCAGCTTCATGTATGGAGTTACAGTAGTGGACTTTGCAGAATACATAGAGTACATCAACAGTCTAACAGCACAGTGTATCCTTGATGTAGAATTTTGGGATGAAGTAGGCTCACACCTTGAGGGTTGCTGGGATACAATAGAAAGGAACAAAGACCAATGATTAGTAATAAAACACAACGAGAAGTTGCATCTAACTCCGCAAACACAAAAGAGTTTAGCATCCAGAACTCCTCGAAGATGTTTCAAATGATCATCTCTGGGTTGTACTCAGATAAACCACAAAGTATCACTCGTGAAATCTGGGCCAATGCTTTCGATGCACACTGCATGGTGGGTACACCTGATAAGCCCTTTGAGATCACCTTCCCATCTTCACTAACACCAACCTTTACTTGTCGTGACTTCGGGCCGGGTATCCACCATGATGACATGGAAGGTTTCTATACTGTTCTGGGTCACTCCACCAAAGAGGACACCAATGATGCAGTGGGTAAGTGGGGTGTGGGCCGTATGTCCCCTATGAGCTACACAGACAGCTTCTCAGTGACATCTTACCACAAAGGTATGGTAGGGTACTACAGCGTACAGCTTGGCCCTGACGGTGCCCCACAGCTTCACACAATGGTACCTCCATCCCCTACTGACAAACCGGATGGTCTTGAGGTTAGCTTCCCTGTACAACGTAAAGACATTGGGCTGTTTGCAGAAGCAGCTAAACGTGTGTCACTTGGTTTTGATATTAAGCCAGTGGTTCGGGGTCAACCTGACTTTGTGTGGCCAGAGATTGAGAAGTATTTTGAAGGTGACGGTTGGTATGCCTTTAGAAGCACTTACAAATCACCTCACCGTGGTACCTACGCTAAGATGGGCTGCGTCCTCTACCCGATTGACGTTGATACCATTAGAGGCTCCCTAACTCACGCCCAGTTAAAACTAATACGTTCTTGTAACTTTGTCATAGACTTTGATATTGGTGATCTTGAAGTTACAGCATCTCGTGAGGGGTTGTCGTATGGTCGCCTTGACCCCACCACAGACTCTATCAGAAAGAAGTTGGAGTGTATCTTAGGTAACATCAAAGATGTTGTGGAGGAAGCTATCAAAGAGTCCCCAACTTACTTCGATGCCCTTATCAAGAAGAACCAAACCAACATGTTCCCTAGTGGTACTATAGGTGACGTGTCTTGGCGTGGTGAGGTCCTGTCCCTACTCTCAGTCCTTACTGACGACATTAAAGCCTACAAGGGTTCCTACAAGAGTTCCTACGAGTTCCGTCGCCAAAGGTCCAAGGTCGGCTTCACGAGTAGTTTAACTGTTAGCTCTTCAACCCACGGTATCTACATTAGTGTCGTCGGTGGTAAAGAGCATGATGTACGTTCTGGTGAGCGTATTGCCAGTCACTATCATGGTTCTGGTAGTGGAAAAGACACCCTCTGGTTCAAGGTTGAGAGTCAGACTGAGGCTACCACCCTGCTGGGGCTTCTTAAGGCTCGTCTGGGTGACACACACACTTACACCCTAGTTAAAGATATACCCGACACAGGGCCTAGGGTTGGTACACGTACTAAGACTAAGCTTAAGAGTCATAATATTGGTTCCCGTGGGACTTGGGGTGACTACACAATGGAGAGTGAGGAGTTTGACAAAGGTGGAGTTTACCTACCTATAATTAACAACAGCCCACTTGAGGGTAAGCACTTATATGGTGTTGTAGCTAAGTACCTAAAGCAAGCTAAGGTTATCACCAGTGACCACTTGATTGTTGTACCAAAGACACACTGGAAGAAGTTCGAGGAGGCAACCAACTGGAAACCTTTGTGGGATGTGGCTAATGAGTATAAGATGAAAGGGCTTGCCAAGAAGAAGTCTTTTGCTATCTCTCAGCTACCACGTAAAGAGAGAGGTTCCGTGGCTCTTGCAGGTCTGTCCGAGCAGAACAGTCTGTTCAAGTCACTAAACTCTTTGATAACAAGACCAGAGGGCAGGCTCATTGACGGTATGAAAGCAGACGAGATGCACCACCTATTGAGTATTCTTGGTGTTGAACTTCCTAAGTCTTGCCCAAAAACAAAGGAGTTGATCAGTAAGATACTCACTAAGTACCCACTGCTGGAGTCAGGCCTTTACAGGAATCACATACCAAAACCTTACGTAGACTATGTGGCAGGTATTGACCTACTCTCAGCTAAACAAACTATCGCAGCATAAGGAGATAAACATGCGCGTACCTTTTACTTTCTCTAATGACTCAATCTCAGTGTTCCTGTCCGGAAAGATGTTCACTGTACCAAGTTCTGATGCAAGCTTCGGAGAGCTTAAGGAGTACCTCAAGGAGCCTTCCCATGACCCAGAGTACCTTGAGGACCTCTTGGACAAACCTAAGATGCTTGCCAAGGCCTCTGCGGGTAAGGTTGTGGTCACTGATGGTCAGGTCACTTACGCTGGTGAGGTTATCCACAACTCCCTCACTGACAAACTCTTGAACCTACTGTCTGAGGGTTTTGATGTAGAGCCTTGGGCAAGGTTCATGGACAACATGATGGAGAACCCGTCGTACAACTCACGTACATGCCTCTACAACTTCCTCGACCACTTTCGTACTCCTATCACTGAGGATGGTCACTTCATCGCATTCAAGCGGGTACGTGATAACTATCTTGATGTACACTCAGGTACTATGGACAATAGCCCCGGTAAAGTTGTTTCTATGCCTCGCTATAAGGTTGATGACAACCCAAACAATACCTGTTCTTCTGGACTCCATGCTTGTGCCGACGAGTATCTTAAGGGCTTTGCAACGGGTTCAAACTACCGTACGGTTGCAGTAAAGATCAACCCTAAGGATGTTGTTGCTGTGCCTGCTGACTATCACTTTAGTAAGATGCGAGTGTGTCAGTACACTGTCCTTGGGGATGTTAAGGAGAAAGAGATCGAGTCTATTCGTGAGTCTGACTATCTGGATTATGACGACTACGATTGGGATACAGACTATTTCTCCTCAGACTTCGACTAAACTTACAAGCCCCATCAGGAATATCTTGGTGGGGCTTAACTTATAACAAGGTGTTATGACATGGAAACTTACCTTACGACGATCAAGAACAGCGACGGGTATCTGGTCGAAGAAATTTACTCTGACTCATTCAACAAGGCGGTCTTTGAGGCTGGTGAAGCTGCCAGTGCTGGGGACAGGGTTACTATCTATGAGGGGGAGGAAGATGCATTAGGTTCGATATGTAACCCATTGATTATGATGGACTTTACACAAGATGCTTACAAAGATTATGATGGGGGTTGACAGGTTTTAGAGCTTAGAGTACTCTCTCTTACATAATGTAATACTTAATGAATACTTAAGGTTATTACTTATCTATCTTTTAAAGATAGAAATCCTAAAGGAACATTAAGTATTACTTAAGGAGCACCTAAAGATGGTTGATGACCCTACAGATGATTGGTCAAAAGACTTAGATAAATTGCCTAAGGAGCATGACAGGGATGAGGTACCTAAAAAGAGTTAAGACAAGTAAAGGTTCTTTTGAGTATAAGTTCAACCCACCTAGGTCAGCTATCAAGGCTGGTGTCGTCAAGGCAAGGACATTCAAAGATGGACGACAAGCAAGGTATGAAGTTCCACGTCTCATAGAAAAAGTAGATGCTTGGAAAAGGGGAGAGTTAGTTGCCGATAACATTGGACCTAAGAGTAGGTTAGTAGATATCTTCAATCACTATCTGAACACAGAACACTTCAAATCTTTGTCGTCTAATTCTCAAATTGCTTATGAGATAAATATCAAAAATCTCTTAAAGACAAAAACTAAACAAGGTAAGACTTTCGGTGATACTTGCTTGCATAACCTTACTGCTGTCTTTTGTTCTCATATCTATAATTCTTGGGTAAAGGACAACGGAGTTCCAACAGCAAACAAATGGGCCACACTGTTCGGTGTTCTTATGAGCTACGCCATGTCCCTAGACCTGATAACAAATAACCCAATGTCCAAGGTTAAGAAGCTTAAACACAAACCAAGGTCAGAGGTATGGTCTGAGGGACAAGTAGAGAAGTTCGTGGAGACAGCCTTCACAGAGTTCCGTTGGAGATCGATAGGCATCCTTGCACTTCTCTGCTATGAGTGGGCACAGAGACCTACAGACATAGCTAACCTCAAGTGGGACGCTGTAGACCTCCAGAGAGGCTCTGTAACGATCACACAGAGCAAGAGAGGGGCCACGGTGTACCTACCCCTAGCAAAGCACCTCAAGGCCCTCCTAGAGGCTCAGAATGAGGACTTAGGTTTCCAGCCATTAGTTGTACCTGATACACACAGACCTTCGGGTGGCTATGGACCGTTAACCGCACAAAGAATGTCAGTACTTGTGAGGCAGGTTAAGGAGACATCTGGCACACCCGAAAACTTAAGGATTGGAGACTTAAGAAAATCTGCAATAACGGAGATGGTATCTTCTGGGGTTGATACTTCTGCGATCATGTCTGTAACAGGGCATAAAAATATACAGTCTCTTAATCCCTACTTGAAAAACACAATAGAGGCAGCTACATCTGCTTTAGAGAAAAGGAAGAAACTGTAGTACATAAATACAACACAAGGTGATCTCTAAGAAGGTTGCCTTGTGTTGGTACGACACGTAAGATACAATTCACTTATTGGCTCCATAGCTCAACTGGATAGAGCATGTTCAATCGAATGACAATTAGCACAAAGGAGGTCACACTTATCAAGTTCTACTACAATCTTATCCCAAGACCTCAGTCTGAGCTTGTTCCACATAACATCCTTAGTGGTTGGGTCCATGTGGTGAAACTGTAGTGCTGCGTAATGATCATCATAACCACAACGATTGCACTTACCCCCTTTGTAGTTGATGGCGTCTTTCTTCTTTTGTATCCATCTATCTACACAGTATCGGTTGAAGCAACTCTTGCAGGATGATGCTCCTTTCTTTCTATCAGCTTGTTTATAAAAATCAGATAAAGGTTTTTCTTTGTGACAAGTAGTACAAGTTTTCATGTTTATTCTTTCATTAGGTTTCCGTCCCCACAACAGTCTTCTAAACTGTTCACGTTAAAAAGGTGGGAAGGAGTGGAGAGGTTCGATTCCTCCGGGAACCTCCATAGTTATACGCAGGTTGGATAGAAAGTCAAAGTCTAATACAAATATGGACTCTTCTAATCAGCAGGTTCGAGGTTCGAGTCCTCGTGGAGTCACCAAATCAAGAGGTACTAAATGACACAAATTCAAGCAACACTGATCGACCACATGGGTAGCGACTTATCGACAGTTAACGCAGCACGGGTTAGCTTTGGTAAGACAAGTCAGTGGGAGTTCAGTGAAGACCCAGATGATACAGGAACCCTATCAGAGCGTGACACTAAACTAATTAGGTACCTTGCCAAGCATAACCACCTGTCGCCTTTTGGTCATGCCTTTGCTTCGTTCCATGTTAAAGCACCTCTATTCGTACACGCTCAACTTGTAAAACACAAATTCTTAAGGGTCAACACAATCAGTCGCCGTTACGTTGACGATAGCGTAGTACTTTATACACCTGACACATGGCGTGGACGTAGTGAAGACAAGAAACAAGGTTCTTCGGATGACATGGATTGGGAGCATACACCTTATTGCTACGAGACCTCTCTAAACAACTATAAGTTCTTGTTGGACACTGGTGTGGCTCCTGAGATGGCTAGGATGGTACTACCTCAAGCACTCATGACCGAGTTTTATTGGAGTGGTAGCCTTGATGCTTTTGCTGCCATGTGTGTACTACGTTGTGCCCCTGACACTCAATATGAGTCACGTGTTGTTGCTGACCAGATCAGTGAAGTGATGGGTAGGCTTTTTCCTGTTTCGTGGGAAGCTTTAATGAAAGGACAAACAAATGACTGACCTGATAGAGAGATTGCGCGAACTGGAAACCCATCTTGCTAAGGACGACAGATATGTTTAGGCATTTCAAAACACTGAAAGAAGCTAAGGCGCACATCGCGGCAAACCCGCATCGCGACCTTGTTTATAAAAAGCACAAAGGCAAGCGGCCTAAGCCTTATCAGGTCGGTTCACGCCTGTCTTTCTTGCACTTCACATAAGGACGCCAAAGATATGCACTGGATGGACAAAGCCGTAGAAGAACTTGAGACAGACCTTGAAAACGGCCTGATCAGTCAAGAAGAATTTCGCGCCCAAATGCGCGACCTGCAAGCCGAGCTGCGCGAGGCTCAATTTGAAGCCGCGCAAGAAGCCCACGACAACTACTATTAAAGGACCGTCTAGTAACCATCTGGCAGGCTTGGTGCCTGACGTCTGCCAACCAAACCGCAATGGAGAGTGATATGAACACCAGAACCGACATTCTGAAAGAGGCCGACGAACTCATCAACGGCGAGCGGCAGTCAAATGCAATCCTTACCGATGAACTAGAAACCTACCACGCCGCCCTACCCCGCGCCTATCGTATGGGGCTGGAAGATGCGGCTACTGTCATGGACCACCGCGCATATGGTTGCAGAATTACTGTAGG